ATAGGAATTTATTATTGTAATTTAGAACAAATCTATGTTTCTGACAATGTATTTAACGGAAATTTAAGTGTAGAAGAATTACAAGCAAAGGTTTGTATTGCAAATGAGTCACCTTGGACTGCAAGCGAAAGTATGCTTTTAAATAACACATTTACAAGCACACTTGCTCAGTAAAATACAAATTAAATAGCAAAAATAAAACTATACAGGTGTTTTCTGTATAGTTTTATTTGAACTATTTTTCTAAAAAATAACTTAAAAGAGGTCGAAAAAATGGTAGAAAATCCACAAAAAGTCAACGAAGAGCAAGAACTGGAAAAATTTAAAAGACTTGCTATAAAAATAAAAATTCGTGAATTAGAAGTATCTAAAAAAGAGTGGCAAAGTGCATTTTATAAGCTTGCCAATTTTGTAAAAACAAACTATTTAAATGGCAAATTAACTATTTATGATATTGATGAAAAAGTAAAAGAATTAAAGCCGATAGATTAACAGATACTTCTCTATTTATAGGAGAAAAACAATGAAAAAAACAACAAACAAAAAAGCCCCAAAAAAGGCTGTTAAAAGTAAATCTAAAACAACTAAAATTAATGATAAACGAGAAAAAGTAAAAGGCACAAGTTTAATGGGGAGAAAATTTGAAATATCAGTTCCAAAAGCAATAAAATGGGCTGAACATATGGTTAATAACTCAAACCACAAGAATAATGCAATAAAATGGGTTAATAATCATTTAGAAAATTCAAGTTATGAAGAATTAATGAACAAAAAAAATAAGCTTATTTCAAAGCCAAAGAAAACAATCAAAAGCAATGCAAAATCACTTGTAAAGCCTAAAAAAGATTTAAAATCAAAGTTTAAAACACCAAAGTCAGCAAATGAAAAGAAATATAATGAAGCAATTTATTTAATCAATCGTATGCAAACTATTGACAAAAAACACCTTGAAATGATTGAAAAGTTTGAGGAAAAAGAAAAAACCATACAATACAAAACCGATAGCGAATATCGTAAAAAAGTCAATGCACAGTTTGAAGAACTAGACAAAAATTATTCAAAAAAGTCTGATGAAGCATACAAGAAATATTATGACCAAATAAACAAAGATTTTAGCAAAACAAAAGTTAATACTTATTTAAATTATAAAGACGGCTTTACTGATAAAAAGTATGTTAGAGATTTATACCTAGGTAATAAATCAAGGAGCAAAAATGTCAAAAAGTAGTCAAGCAAAACAAAGGCTTAAAAATAAACAAAAAAAAAAAAAAAAGCCACCAAAAAGAAAAAATGTATCTCAAATTATTCCAAATGGTAGAACATTACAAACTCGTGATGAATTTTTAAAAGGTGGAAGTGGAAAAGAAAATATAAAGCCAGACCACCCCAATAAAAACGATTTATATAGAAGAGTTGGTGTAATAGATAGCAATAGAGATAATGAGGTTGTTATTGTAAAATTATCAACAAAAGGTAGACACGATTTAAAAAGTTATTTAGACGGGAATACAAAATATAATGCTTTTGTAGAAATTGAAGATAACAATGGTCAAAGAATAAAAATTGATAATGTTAGATTTTATGAAAATTCACCTAGTAGAGATTTATCAAAACAAGAAGTAAATCAAATTAAGAAAAATTGTTATTCTGATAAAAAAACCTCAAAAAGTTTAAGAGATAAAAACATAAATCTTACAAGACAATTAAAAAACAGACAATAAAAAAGAACTCAGTCACCCGAGTTCAACATATCAAAGGTATTTCAACCTTGCCTTCAAAATATTAAATATTTTGAAACAACTACATTTAAGTAGGTAATATTATTATATTACAAGAAAATAAAAATTACAACCAAAAATGAAATATTTTTGTAAGAAATTAAAAGTCAACAATAAAACTTAAATTTATTGTTAATGGAAAATACAAAAGTGATAACTATAATTGTCGGAAAACCTGGTAAAGGAAAAACTGTATTTACTGCAAATATTATTGCAAATAAAATCTTAAATTCTCGCTCAGATTATATCAATTTAAAGCGAGAAATTAAGTATTTAAAACAAGGTGGCTTCAATTATTTAGAGTTACCACCACAAAAGCACCTTATTTATACAGATTTTAAATTTAGAATCAATAGAAAGATTGAATCATACTACATAGATGGCTATAAACTCGGACTTCCTAACCCTTATTTTGAAACAACTTTTATTCCACCTTATTCAACAATTTTTCTTGATGAGGCACAAAGATATTATGACAGCCGAAATACAAAGAGTTTAAGAACTGAAGTTTATAACTGGTTTCAACTTCATAGACAAAATCATTATAACATTTATTTAGTTTGTCAAAGAGTTGAAAATATAGATATAAATATAAGAGCTTTAGCTGACAGTATTATAGTTATTGATGACCTTAAATTAAAAACAAACGAATTCGGTGTTGTAGAGCATTTTAAATGGATAACAAGAGAATTTGAAAGTCCTGACACAGCTGAAGAGTATTGCCGAAAAAAAGACAGAGAGGAAGTATCTATTCTAGGCAAAAAAGTAATTATAGAAAGTCATTTGCCGTTATTTAGATATTATGATTCTTTTGGAAATAAACCTGTATTTTTTAACGGAAAAGAAAACTCACCTTTTGATTATTATATTGAGAGAAAATACAACTATTCTGTTGAATCTTTTGTTGAATATAACGAAAATCATTATTTCACAGCACCAAAAGGCTACTGGAAAAGTGCTGACTATGATAAAAAAGTAAATAAGAAAATGGAGGTTAATACCTAATGAATATTAACGAATTTAGCGACCTATCCGACTTCACACTTGGAGAGGTTGAAAAAATAAGCGAGTCTACTGATGGTATTGGACCATCTAAAAAATTAATAAAAAGTATGAATAATCAAATAATGCGATATACAAAACTCTATTCAAAGCCATTATTTAAAGCAGAAAAACGAAGAATTAAGTTATGGGAAGCGATAGACACAATGCCACACGGCTTTTGGTGGAAACTATTTCACGCAAGATTATGGAAACAAGTTAAAGCAGAACTAAAAGCACAAGGTATGCTTAACAAATACGAAGAAGAAAAAAAGCAAGAACCTGAAAAACAAGTATATTACCCTGTTTTAGTCAAAGAAAGTTCCGTTCCAAACATCTATGAAGAAGATGAAGAACAAGAAGAATAAATCAATTTTAGGAGAAAAATAATGAGAAAAAAGAATGTAAGTATTGCAGATTTTGAAGGCTTTTTTATTGAATGTGAAAATGATATAGCCTTAAATAATCACTTTAATGATTTAACTAAAATAAGAATTAAAAATTTAGAGCTTATTAATAAATCAATGAGAAATTTAGATATTAAATCCCTACCATTTACTAAAAAAGAATTTAACACTTTTTTATCTATGACAGAGTTGGTGGAGCATATTTTCGGTGAAAATATAGAATTCTTAAAATCAGAAATTCATAATCTTAATAACCAACTTTGTAGTAGCAGAAGCAATGAAAGTAGGCATATTCATCATATTATGAAACTTCAAAGTGATATTTTTGATTTAGAAAGGAAAAATAAAAAACTTTCAGAAGAAAAGTCAATGTTAAGAGAAACAAATAAGAATTATAAAAAAATAATATGTCAACTTGAAAATAAATTAAGAAATTTAAAAGTTAATAACATAGAAACAAACAATCAAACACAAAAGTCGCTGTAATCAAAGAAATTTAAACAAAGGAGGCTTTATGAGTGAAACAACGAAACCAAAAACGCAAAAAGAAAAGCGAGATGAAAGAATTAATAAAATTTTCAATGTTTCAAAAGAAATGGACTCTATAATCAATCAGTCAGTCATAGACCCCGAAACAAAAGAAAAACTTTTGCTTAAAAATAAAGAATTAAAATCATTATGCTATGCTCAATCAACAGCTATTAGGCTTGCCTATATGATTTATTTCTTTAAGTATCTAAAAGCAGATAAAAAAGCCCAATACACAAAAGGGCTTATATCAAACCTAAGTTTGATAGTAAATGAAGATGCCGTTAACGAGAGTAACGAGAGTTAATTCTTAAATTTATTTAAGAAAGAAACCTAAAAGCAAAGTCATTTTTTAAATTACTTTACTTTAATAAATTAATAAGATTTTTAATTAAGTGAATTATTAGTTTTTTTAATTTTTTTGTTTAGCCTGCTAACAAAAAATTAAAAAATAATAAGAACAATTAAAAATCTTATTAATTAAACTAGCATTTATTAGATAGGGACGACCTATTGAAATACTATTGAATTTCCGAAAATTCAATAGTCACAATGTGAAAATGCTTTTAAGTCGCCGTAAGGCGATACCGATTTTTCACAATTCCGACCGAAAAATTTGCAAAAAAAATAAAAAAATTTTATAAAAAAATTTTAAAAATTTAAGGCAAAATTTTATGAAAAATAATTTAATTATACCAGGACAAATAAGTATTTTTGAATATTTAGAGGAACAGAAATGACCACAAAAAAATTAAATACAATGTTAGAAAAAATAGTAAAAATAACCGATATAAACAATAAAAGCCATATCGGTATTTTACATCAAGTAACAAAATATGTGGTTAAACTCAACAATGAAGAGTATCCAGTGCAAACAAATAACTGCTATCTTCTTGAATGCTTTAATGAAAGTATTTTATATCAAAACAAATTTATTAAAAATTGTATCGAACAAAAAAGCCCCAAAGTAATAAACCTAAAAGAATTTATTTAAGAGGAAAAATTATGACTGAAACATTATGTTGGTATTGTCAAAATGCTTGTGGTAATTGCTCTTGGAGTAAATATTTTCAACCTGTCAATGGCTGGTTGGCAAAACCAAGAATAATTTATTATTCTTCTGAAGACAAAAAAATAGATAGTTTTTTAGTTATAAAATGTCCTTTATTTATAAGTGATTCAAAATACAGCAGAATTACCACCCAAGAATTATCTAAAAAATTAGGTTTTAGCACTAGAACTCTTTTTAGAAAGTCTGACAAAGATTTAATAAAAATGTGTAAAAAAAACAATTACAAACTCACAATCAAAAAAGATTATAATAAAAAAATTTATTTATTAGAAATTTAACAAAAGAGAGGTAAAAAAACAATGGAAAAACAACCAAAAAAAAGGAAAACATTAACAATTCCTAGTGAATTATTTGAAGCCGTTTCAAAGGTTAAATTAGCCGATGATAGGCTGGAAATTTATGAAACCTTATTTAATTATTTTTTCAAAAACAAACCAATTGAATATACAAAAATTAAATCTGATACAGTTTCTTCTATCCTGGCATTTATGACACCAGACATACGAAAAATGCAAGCAAAATATGATAATAGAATTGGTAAAAAAAGCACTAAAAGTAATGCTTCTCTTTTTCTTTGCAACCAAAATGTTATCAAACAACAAGAAACTACAACTGCATTTTCGACTTCTGATTATTATAATATATATAATATAATAAATAATATATATTTAATTATCAATCAATCAGTAAATAATAGTAAAATTAATAATAGTTATATAAACATAACTAATAAAGATATTATGACAAAATCACTGCAAGAAATCAGTCAAGAAAATGCAACGCACTACGAGGCACTCGTTAGAGTAATAAATGAGGTGGCAAGTAAAGAAAAAATCAAAATCAATGGCGTGTGGGTCGAACGAGCCGAGGCACTCGACACAATCGCTGGGCTTTTGGTTAGTCAAGAGGGCTTGCGACAGCTTGCACTTAAAATTGATGAAGTGGCACAAACGCAAGGGCTAAAAAATAAATTAGGCTACCTAACCTCTGCCCTATACAATCTATCAAAAGACCTTGCAAAGAATTTAAAAAGTAATATAAGTTATAAATCTTACAATCAAAGCAAATCCAATTCAGGAATGTTGACACATAATTACACAGCCGAACAACTTAACTCTGTTTACGATGATTTAGATAATATTGAATTATAAGAAGAAAAAAGGTAGTAAAAAATTACTACCAAAGTCGAAAATAGAAAAAAAGTTGTGTCAAATTTTTGCGTCAAATTCAATGTAAATCCTTATATTTTCCTGCTTTATGCCTTGACTTAAAATCCCTCGGGGCGCAATCTCCGTGCCGGTTCAAGTCCGGCCATCAGCACCAAAGAACACTCGAAAGGGTGTTTTTTTTGTGCAAATTTGTTAAAAAACAATTAAAAAAGTATCATTACAATTTGTTTATAAATTCGCTATTTCCCGTTCCTTGTGACATTCAAAATTTCGCTATTATGTTACAAAACTATTTACAAATTCAATAACATAAATGTTGTAAAATTTAGTGTTTATTTTTTGTTTAAAATTTTTACTAAATTTTTAAAGTTGTTGGTTTTTGACACAAAATTTTAAAAAAGTTGTGTCAAAAGTTGTGTCAAATTTTTACTCTAAATTATATAAAAAAATAAATTCATAAAAATAATTAAAACTATGTATAATAAAATATTTATAAGCATTTACAAACAAAAATTGAAATGTTATAATAATAGTGTTTAAGGAGATACTATGGAAAAATTTGTTTTTTACAAAGTTTATTATTTTGAAGATAAGGGCGCAGGTCAAAAATATTATTTTGAAGATAAGTCTGATTGTAATATTGCAAGATTTATTGCTTATAAAAGATATGATGGCGAAAGAATATCAAAGAGAAATTTTGTAGTTCCTGTAACTCATGTTAAGTCTGCTTTGGTTGATGAAAATACATTAAAAAAACTTAAAGTAAATAAACATTTAAGTGAAGATGGTTACGAGCCTCAACCATAAAAATTTTAATAATTATTAATTAAAAAGACATTCTTATAACTTGAATGTCTTTTTATAAAAATCCATAACATACTTTCCTATTATAAAATTATAAAGAATATTTATTTACAAAAAAGGAGAATATATGATTAAAATTAATGAAAATAACGAATATGAAATTTCCATTAAGGACTATTGTTTTACTTTAAATGCTATGTTTAATGATGTACCAATAGATTTTTTAATTTCACTTTATGAATTATTTATTCCATATCCTAATAATAAACATTCAACATCAGTTGTTATTGCTGAAAATGATGAAAATGGTATTATATTTGTTTTCTCAAGATTGCCATTATCTGAGGAACTATATATTATTCATTCTCATGATTATAAAAATATTATTAAAATGGAAATATCTCATAGAGATTTAGCATTATCTCTTATAAATAATATTAAAAATCAATATAGTTTATTTTTAAATCAATATAAAAATGATGAATCTAAGATAAAATTTCTTTTAAATTATAACAAGCTAATAGAGCTTTTAGAATTTTAGTTTTTATCTAAAAAATAAGATGCATAATCAGACAAATATTCGCCATTTTTTAATTTTATTTTATATGTGGCATTTGTATCATTATCATTTTCTTGATAAAATTTAATCCATTCTTTTTGTTTTAACTCTATAAATTTTTGTGGATTGCCTCTCATTTTCATTCTTTCAATATATTCGTCACATAAAGTAATATCTGCATAAACCAAACAGTATGGGATTTTATTTTCTATTAAATAGTTTATAATATCTTTTTGATTATAAGAAAGCATTACAATATTGCCGTTATTAAGTTCTTCACTAAGTCTTTTATAAACATATTGCTTTGAATCAGTATTTACAACTTCCCCACGGCTAAGCTTAGTACTTTCAAGTTCATAATCAGATTTTCCATATAAACCATACTTATATATTGCTTTTTCGCCGTCTAAATCAATAAATTTACTATTTATTTTAGCGAGATATGTTTTACCAATTGCTGGTCCAGAAACAATTACTTTGCAGTCTTTCATAAAAATTAACTCCTTTTAATGATGTTATATAAATTTTAAAAACACTAAGAATTATCTTAGTGTTTTTTACTTTAAATAATTATTCGTTAGACATTTGAAGACGCATATCGAGCATTTCATCAAACTTTTTAAGCATATTAAGAGAATCTTTTGTCATTTCAGGGTTTTGAGCTAGATTATCAGATCTACCAACCATAACAAGATATCTCATTAATTTTTCACCATCACCAACTTGACTTAAATCTTTAATTTCTTCATTAATAAGTTTATTTGTAAGTTTTTTATGGTATGGATTTTTAGTTTCACCAGCTTCAATAAACATAAAGATATCGTGTTTATCTACAAGTTTAGCAATTACTTTTGTATCTTTTTCGCTAAACCCAATCTCAGGCAAAAATCTATTAGCAATTCTTTCACTGGCTTTATTGTGATTAAAAAAGCTATCAATCATAACACCTTTTTTCATTCTTGTTAAATGACATTCAGGTTTTCCAATATCATGAAGGAGCATTGTGTATGCAAGCATAGTTCTATCTTTTTCTGGTAAATTTTTACTTTGATTATTCATAGCTTCCACTGAGTGAAGAATATGGTCTAAAACATTGTAAATGTGCCAAGGATTGTTTTGTTCCATTTTTGCACAAGCGTCAATTTCAGGCAAAATTGAAACTAAATAATTTTTAAAATCAGGATTATTTTCATATTCATTATGAAAAGCCTTTACAACATCATTAGAAAGAAGTAATTTATCTAAATAAGATTTAAAATCCATATTTATACCACCTTGAGATAAAATATATTACTTACCTATTATAACATAATATGATAAAAAAATCTATATTTAATAAAAAATTAATTATATTTTTATTATAATGATATGAAATTTGACTTAAAATATAATAAAAGTTATAATAAAATGTATTAAAAGGTAAAAATAATATGAAGGAAATTAATAAAGAAAATGGTGTTTTTTATATTGAGCTTGAAGAAAATGAAGATACAATAAAAATGCATCAATTTTACAGTAGAAAAGATATAAAAGAGATTCATTTACCTGTTGGACTTAAAACCATCTGTGAAGAAGCTTTTATCTTTTGTAGTTATCTAAAAAAGATTTATATTCCTAATACTGTAACAAAATTTGAAGCAAATATTTTTCATGGAATATATAATACTATTGAAATCTTTTATGATGGAACAGCTGAGGAGTGGAAAGAGTTAGCAAAACCTTATCAAAAAGAGGTTAGTGTTTTAGTTCGTGGTGAATGGGATAAATATCCATACTATAACAGCGAAGGCTCTTATTATAAAACAGAAACACAGTGGGTTAATTTTCTTGGACTATGTCCAGATTGCCAAGTAATTTGCAATGATGGAAAGCGTTTATTTTATGGCTTTAGTAATCGTGATAAAAATAATGATTAAGCAAATAATATTATTAAAGGAGATAATTTATGGCTGTTAGATTAAATGAAAACAAAGAAATTGTTGAAAAATTAAGAGAAGGTCTTAAAAGAAAAAATGGATACTGCCCTTGCAAAGTTCAAATTATTGAAGAAAACAAGTGTATGTGTAAGGAATTTAGAGACCAAATTGCAGACCCTAATTTTGAGGGATACTGCCATTGTATGCTCTATTATAAAACAAAAGATTAAAGGACTTATATATGAAAAATTATACAAAATTAACTAATTTAGAAATTGATGAAATTTATAAAAAAGAAAAAGAAACTTATGATAATTATTGCAAGATGAATTTAAAACTTGATATTTCTCGTGGAAAACCAAATATGGAGCAACTTGATATTAGCTCTAGCCTTTTATCAATGCCACTTACTAAGGGAGATTATTATCAAAATGGTATAGATTTTAGAAACTATGGTATTTTAGATGGAGTGCCAGCGTGTAAGAAACTATTTTCAGATATTTTGAAAATTCCAGAAGACTATATATTTGTTGGAGGTAATTCATCATTAAATTTAATGTATGACCTTTTAAGCCGTGCAATGCTCTTTGGTTTAAAAAATTCACCAAAACCTTGGTGCAAAGAAGAAGGACTTAAATGGATTTGTATTACTCCAGGATATGATAGACACTTTAAAATAACTGAAACACTAGGATTTGAACTTATTTCAGTTAAGATGAACGAAGATGGGCCGGATATGGACGAAGTAGAAAAACTTGTGCTTGACCCAAAAGTTAAAGGTATTTGGTGTGTTCCAAAATACTCAAACCCTACTGGTAACACTTACTCAGATGAAGTGGTAAAAAGACTTGCAAAAATGGAGTGCGCTGCACCTGATTTTTGTATTATGTGGGATAATGCTTATGCAATACATGATTTTAATGATTATGAAAAAGAATTATTTGATATTTTTACTATGGCAAAAAGTTATGATACAGAAGATAGAGTGTATTATTTTGCCTCAACATCTAAAATAACCTTCCCTGGTGCTGGTGTTGCAATTATGGCAACAAGTCCTAGCAATTTAAAATATCATTTGCCTTATATTTCAGTTTCGACAATTGGATATGATAAATTAAATCAATTAAGACATATAAAATTTTTGAAAGATGCTGAATTTACTCATTATCAAATGAAAAATCTTGCAAGAATCATAAAACCAAAATTTGAAATTACTATTAATGCTTTAAATAAATTAAATGGTTTAGGCATTGCTGAGTGGTCTAAACCTAGTGGTGGATATTTTATTTCGCTTGATATTTTAGTAGGTTCTGCTAAAAGAGTATATGAGCTAATGAAAAAAGCAGGGGTAACACTCACAAATGTTGGAGCAACCTACCCTTATGGAATTGATCCAGAGGATAAAAACTTGCGTTTAGCCCCAAGTTATCCAAATAATAATGAACTTGCCCTTGCCTGCGAAATTTTAGTTTGTGTTGTAAAGTTATCAGCCTTAGAATATCTTAAAAATAATAATCAAAATAAAAATGATTAATTGTATAATAAATTAATAATAATTATAAATTATTAAAAATAATTAAAATAAATTATAAAAAATAAAAATCACTACCAAACAATTATGTTTATGTAGTGATTTTTATTTTTATAATATAATCTATATGATGTTAGTTTTCTCATAAAATTCAAAAACCAAGTTTGCTGACGCAAACCCATTGCTATGCAAGGCATCACAGATTGAAATGACCATCAGTTATTGGAAAATAGTTTTGCAAACTGCTTTCCTCTAACTTCTGATATTATAATCTATGTAATGATAAATTTTTGAAAAGTCAAAAATTTATAAAATTCTTACAAATTTGATACTAACATATCTCATTATAGGTTGAAATTACCATCAGTTGCTATCAAATGCCACGTTATGTCGCTTGATGACAACTTCCGATATTATTATTTTTCAAATCCTATATTATTAAATAGTGAAAATTTATTTTTACTTTGATTAGATGATTTATCCATGGATTCTTTAATAAAATTTTTATCCCAACTTATTAAAAGATTTGATAAAACTTCTGGTGAACATTTATTTTGCTCTGCAAGTTTAAAGAGTAACGATAATTCCTCTTCAGTAGTTTTTGAATAAGGAGAATCAATAACAGAAATAAAAGTATTGAAGACTTCACCTTTGCTTACAAAATTTGACGATACAAAATCAAAAATTTGCTCTTTTAATTTATCATCACAGCCAAGTAAAACCAGAGATCCAAGTCTACAATTAAATCTATTTTCAAGCGCAAATCGCTCTTTTGACATAGGATTATACATTTTAACATCTCTATTAAATTCTTGCTTAATTTTATTAAAGGCTTCTTGAACAAAATTAGGATTTTGACTTAAAAACGCTTGAATTTGTGAGTTAGCGAAAGCATTATCTTCATTTTCTTTTTCCCATCTTAATTTTACTTGATTAGCAGTTCTATCAATTTGTCTAATTGTTGCACTTTTTGCTTGGCTAGTTTGAGCTAATTTTTTTAATTCATCAAAAAGTTCCATTGCACACTCACTGCCATTATCTCTTGCTTGTTTTTCATGCTGACAAGTATAATAAAATAAGAATGGGCTTATTCCCAAAATTTCTCTTGGTAGGAATCTTTCATCACCGAAGCAACGAATAAATGGAAACTCTGCTGGAATAGAAGTCCCTATAGTCTTATTATTTTTAAATGTATCTTGATGAATATGTGTAAGTTCATGATAAATGGTTGAAACAGTTTTATGCAATGTATTTTTATCCATTTTTCTTAAATTAAGAGTTACAGAGTTATCCATGATAGAAGCAAAACCTAAGTTGTTTCTTTCATCATCAATAAATTTTAACTTACAATCCACACAACCAAGTTGCTTTTTAGCAATTTCAAAAAGTTCTATTGCAAAATTTTTAAAAGTCTCTTTTTCCATAAGAGACTGCGAATTTAAAATATCAAAAAGTTTTTGATATTCATTTTGTGAAGCTTTTTTCCAAATTTTTTCCATAATTATTCTCTTTTTAGATTTTTTATTAGTAATATAATATCATTTCAAATGTTCTGTGTCAATATTGAATTTATATAAAAAACATAGCTCAAAATTTTTGTAAATTTAAAAAATTTTCTATTCTACTTTAATTTAACCTTATGTTTTTTACTATAGATTTTTATAATTTTCTTATGTAATTTTTTATCATAAACAGTATCTAAAGATGAAGATTCTTCACCTTTATTAAATTGATAAACAATATAATCATCTTTTTCTTTTTCTAAAAATTTACAAAGTAGTTGCATAATAAAATAAGTATTTTTTTTATATTCAACCTTTCCAATCTTTTTAAAACTGATTAACTGACCTTTGTTAGATCTTGAAGTAATAGAACCATTAAAATTATCATCAAATAATTTACCATAAAGGTCATCATTTTCACTATAATATCTGTTATATATATCATCTTCATCATTTATGGTTTCATCATAGCTATAATCATCATTTGCCGTGCTACTATCATCATAACTATCATTATTACTTTCATCATGAATTAAATAATCACTATTATCTTCAACCTCTGATTCAGGATTATAATAATAATCTTGTATTATATCTAAAATGACATCTTCTTCATCAATTAAAGTAAGTTTTGTTTCATCATCAAATGAATAAATAATGAAGTTATTTGGAATTTTCATTTCAAATTCTTCAATAAATATATGGTTTAGTGGTTTAAAAATAACAAACTTAAAGTACTCCCCATCATGATGTAATATTTTTTCAAAAAGTAAAAAATTTTGACCACTAATAGTTTCAAATTTAAATGTACCATTATAGTTATCATCTTTGATACATTCTAAAATACTATAATCAATATTAAGTTCTTTAAACTCATCAATATCAATAACTTTTAAGCCATCAATATATTCAAGTAGTTGATTTTCTTCAAGTAAATTTTGAATAATGTCTTCCTCTTCAATAAGTGTTAAAGTAGTATGTTCTTCATCAATATCATAGATAAGTAAATTATTATAAGTTGGAGTATATTCATCTTTAAAAATATAATTAATTGCTCTAAAAATTACATATTCAACCTCTACGTTTATATTTTCAGTATGATATAATACTTTTTCAAAATGTAATGAATAATCTCCACTATTTGTTTCAAATTTAAATATATTATTATAGTTATTATTAGTGATATTGTCATAAACACTATAATCCTCAATTTGTAAATCTCTAAATTCATCAATATCAATAGTTTTTAACTCAACATTTTTATTATCAGTTTTATTATAAATTTGACTTAAATATAAACCTTTTTCATATTTTGCCATAAATATTCTCCTTGGTATATTTATTATAACAAATAAATTTTTAAAATCAAAATTATTATAAATAATAAATCAGTAAGCAAAATTATATTAAAAGTATTATAGATATAAAATAGATTAAGATTTAATTAAAAAATAAAAAAAGAGTAAGCAATTATGCTTACTCTCATTTGGAGGCGACACTCAGATTTTAGAAGCTATCTAAATGAGTAAAATAACCCCTAAAATTCATTATCATTTAAGCATTTTTTATTAGTTTTAATGCATTATTATATTATATTTTATTTTTTTCTGACCAAATGACTGACCAATTTTAAGTTATATTTTTATAAATATAAATTAATAACCACTCATAGAAAATAGTGTTTCTTTTTCATTTTTAGTTAGTTTTAAAGATTGAATATATTTTTTTACTTGTAATTCTCCATTAAGATTTTTATATCCAAAATATCCCATTAACATATATTTTTGAACAGCTGTTAAATTCATTGAGTTTAAAACATTTACAATTTTTGTCTTTTTACTTCCAGAGATTGTTTTTCCTTTTTTATCTTTATCAGAAGTTATTTGAGATATTTTTGAAACAATCATAGCAAGATTTGAAATGTCTATTGCTTGGGCAAATAAATATTTCTTTTCATCACTCTCAACTCCAAGTAAATTTTTTATTCCCTCATCATAATAATAGTTATAAATATATTTAATACTTTTTGCTTTTACTTCTGGCTCTAACATTTTAAACTTACTATTTTTCGTCAAAGCATTAACTTTATCATTGGCTTTACTATATATAGCTTTAAATTCCTTTTGTTGGCTTTTAGTAAGTTCAATTGCTTCACCATCATAAATAATTGTTTCATTTATTGTTTTAGGAAATACATTATAACCTTTGCCATATAAATCTTTCATTATATCTTTAATACCATCATCTTCAATTGATACATTTTTACTATCAAGCATAAGATTTACAATTTTATTAGCAAGGTCATCATCGTTATCTTCAATTGCTTTTAAAAGGTCTGAAGAATAAGTTTGATTGTAAAACAAATTATCTAATGTATAACCAGTCGTTCCAATTCTACTTGTAATACCATAGAATACATTATAAATATTTCTTGTTGGTACTCCATACAATTGACCAATTGCATTTACTACATTTCTTATTTGTTGAGCTGTTTTACCTTCATTATGAAGTACCGAATTAAATGAATCTAATAAATCATTAATTGTTGAATAAGCGTAATTATTAATGTCATATCCATCAACAATATTTCCATATAAATCTTTAATAAGAGGAAGACCACCTAACAAATTACCTACTGCATCTAAAGACATATTTAAAGCTATATTTTCATCTTCATCTTTCTTTTTATTATATAAAAATTTAAATGCTTGAGATATAGCAGCCATAAATATAGCTATTGAACCAAGTGCTACAACTGATTTACCAGCCTTTTTCTTTGCTATTTTTAGTTCTTCTTCAAGAGCTTTTTTAGTTGATTCATTTGTTTCTTGTCTTATTTTTGCTTTAAGAACTGAAACTTCACCAATAGAATCAATAACTCTTCCTACAACTTTCATAGAATCAGCAGAAAACATGGTAAATGTTTTTAATATTTCATCACTATTTCTCATTGCCTCAGACCTTTCTGTTGCAAAAGAATTTTGCTGTGTTTCTAAAATTATTCTTTGTAATAATTCACCAGCTTTAATTTTATTTTCTTCTGTTCCAACTTTTAGTCCAGTTTCTTTTTGTATTTGAACTTGACAAGCTCCAAATAATCTTGTAATTACAAATCTATCTACCATTGATATTGGTTTCATTAAAGCATCACTAAATTTATCTACTTTTTCAAGAACACCTTGTGCTTTTGCTACTGAATTATCATTATTACGAACCATAGCAAGTTCACAATACTTGTCAACTTCCGAGCCTTTTAGTGGATCTACTTTTAATCCTTTAATGATTGAAGAATAATCTAAAATACTGCTTGAAGCTAAAAGTGATGATAATTGGGTAAACCATACTTTTGGATTAGCACCAAGTTGAAATTTAGCATACCCACTACGAATGTCCCCAATAAGCGTATTTTTTCCATCTTTAGTTCTAGATATTCCCTGGCAATCACTTATAAGTCTTCTTATATATTCTTCGCCTTTTTTCCAAACATTTATACTTTCTCTTTTTATATTTTTTACCTTATTTGGATTATCTCCTACATTAAGATTGTAAATAATATTAAATTCATCAATTACAGTTGCAAGATTAGCATATAAACTTATTGACCTAATATGTCTATCTAAAACTTTATCAAGACTATCAATACAAAGTTCATTTTTAGCGCCTTTTACAGTGTCTTTATTAAATGAAGCATTACTTACTGTATTTAATTCATCAAAAAATTTTGGACTATCTATATTTTTAGCTATAAATGCACGCCTAATAGGAACATAATAGCTATCTAAAACATTTGTATAACCTTTTCTAATATTATCTGTATTTCTTTTAGCATCTTTACAAAGATTATTAAAAATATATTCTGCAATACTAATATATTCTTTATCTAGTTCACTAAATTGTTCATATAAAAGCTTTTGTTGATTTTTTGCTAATTCCTTTAATTCTTCTAAAGTAAGATTTTCATCAGTTGTAAAACCATTAACACTTTGAGAGTCTTCATTAGCATCTAAATAAGCAAATCCAGAATAAGCCAAACCCTTTATTGCTTGTTCTCTATTTAATGTCATATATAGTAATAAAGCTTCTGATGCAGGAATTTTTTCACCTGAATAATTGATAGTTCTCTTTTTTAATTCTTTCAAATAAGTTTTATTATCTTTAAGGAATTTATCAAGATTTTCTCTTATCTTCATTTCCATTACATTTGCTTTAACCATTCCATTTCGTAAAGATTCAATTGTTTCTGTAAAAAATCCTTCTTTTTCATAACAATCCATTTTACGAGCAATAGTTATAGGGTCTGAAAATGCTTGAAAATAAGACCTTTTTGAATGATTGAATATTTTATCAAAAATTAAAGATAACCAGCCAACTTTAATTCTTTTATTCTTTTCAATAGTGTTTATATATTTTTCAGCAAGTGGTTTAGCATCTACATATTGGTTATTTTTATAAACTTTGTTGTTATGTTCAATCAAATGTGTAAAATAATCTATAATCTTTTCTAGATTTTCCAATTCTATTACACTTAAATATTTTTTTGAATTACTAGCAAGATCTTCAATCATTGTATGTATTTCTTCATCATATAAGCCCATATTAGAATCATTTTCATAAATTAAAATTGGATTCTTTTTATCATACCAAATTAATAAATCTGCAAGTATCTTTCTAGTTCCACTTTCATTAAAATTGCTTCTATATTTAATTTTAGTTAATTTATCAATGCAACCTTTAAATAATTCATTTTTATACTGAGTAGCATTCAAGAATATTCCCGTTTTTTCAGATTCAAATATCTTTATTTTTTGTAATAATCTATTAGTTATTTTGTTTCTTTTTTTAACATTCTTAACCCATTGATTATATCTATCTACAATTTTTGAAAAAGTTGACTTAGAACCATACTCCTTATAACTTTTTAAAATTTCACTTACTAATTCATTTTTTAAATTATTTATTTCGTTTGGTTCAAAATACTCAGATTTATAATTTTCAGATTTTTTATTAGCTTCTTCTCGAGCTTCATTATACATATCTAAAATTTCAAAAAAGATATCAGCTTCATTTATTGATTCAATAAATATTCCATTTTCTTGGAGTTCCTTGACAATCGTATCTACACTTATTCCTGGTCCATTAGTAGATTTCCAATGCATTATAATTGCATTTGCACTTTTACCATATCTACTTTTAATTTCATCTATTATATAATCAAGATTTAATGATTTTCTATATTCTTTTAATATGTTATAACGATGCAATGCCTCTTTATTTATTTCATCATTATCATACATTTCTTCAAATACAGCATTTTCTATAATAAAATCAGCCATTTTTTTAGCAAAATCTAATCTATATTCTTCTTTTGTAGCATTTAAACCTACAAATAATTTATAAATTGTATCAGACTCAGCTTTACCTTTTAATTTGCCTATCTTATCATTAATATTTAGTTTTTCAGCAATAAGGTTTTCAATTATTTGTTTTGCTTCATATTTATGATAAATCTTTTTTTGAGTATAATTTGCTTTAAATTTGGCAGCTTGACCATTAGTCATTGGATATTTCTTGGTTGATTTTTTAGAGTATCTTATACCATTGTCATATTGTTCTTTAAATTTTGTTCTTATAAAGGTTGAATAATCTTTACTATTTGCCTTTATTAAACCACTTAAAGGAACTTTTCTAATACTTTCATTAGTATCATAACTTCGTTGTGCTATTAAATCAATTCTTCCTATTGTTTCATTATCTATATTTGTTGTTGGAACAATAAAAATATCTATATGAGTATAACCTTCTTTTTGCAGTGCTGATACTCTATGTCTTCCTTCATGGTCAATGACTTCTTTTGTTTCAAAATTAACTTTTAGATATAAAGGATATTCTATATTTTTTAATTCTTTTTCATCTAATTCACCTGCTCTATTAAATATATCTCTTTGAGCAAGTTTATCAGCTGTTAAATCTAAAAAATCTTGAGTTCCTATTCTAGCAACAAAAGAGTTTTTGTTTTCACTCAAAAATCTATCCCATCTTTCTAATGAAATATATGCTGTTTTTATATCTTTGTTATTTAATTCTTTATATGGTTTAATTCTATCTAAGATTAAACCTATGTTTTGTGTGGTTGCATCTTCTGATACATATAAATATTTGTCTTCAATTAGGTATTTATTAATATCATAGTTAGTATTACAAAAAACAATCTCAAATCCTAATTTTTTTGCACTTTCATATACAAAATCAATGTCATATTTATTTAATCTTCTTGGTTTTGAGATGTAGTTTGAGAATCCATCTGTTCTTCTGAAGATTTCAGTTTCCCCTCTTCCTTCAATGCCTTGATGTATGCTTTGTATTCTGCTTCTGTCAATTCCATTATTGCGTCCCCTACTTGAACTCCATAAATTTTCATTTTTAATTCCTCCATTTTCTAAACCATACTCTTTTTTAGACTCTTTGTCAATTCTATCTTTCAATGCAAATTTTATATCTTTAGGAAGATTTTTAACTAACTCTGCTCTACTTGGTGTTGTTTCATCATATTCTTGAATATCTATGCCTTTTTCTTTAAAAAATTCAAATATCTTATTATTTGTATTCTTTGGAACGAAAACTTTTAATATTTCTTCAAATTCAACAACCCTTTCTGGTTTAGCTTCAAAATATTTAGATGGTATTTGTTTAATTTTCTCTGCAAGCTGTCTAATCCTTGAAATATCTGAATTAACAAGTTTTAAAATATTACTTTCATTATAAATATTTCTTACTTGAGAATCTGTTTTTCTTATTACATTTAATATAACATTAAGTGCAATATTAAATTTATCAACTTTTCCACCTAATTGAACTTTTTCAGATAATTCATTTGCTAAATCATACAACTCATAACTACATTCTTGATATAATCTATTACTTTCTTCAGTAATATTTTGAATTTTGTCTTTATTTTTATGCATGGCTGAAATACTTCTAAGATTTTTACTTATTGCAGCTATAATTTCAGCTACAGTACCTCCAAAATGATTTCCAGTTTCACCATTTCTTCTACCATTTTCTTTCATTATCTTTAATGCATTTTCAGCAGTATAATCTTCATGCAGAGATTTAAAAGTTCTAAGATTTTCACTATCAGTATCACTATCTTTATTATTTCTTAAATATTTTTTATCAAGAATTTTATCTACAATTTCTTCAGTATAGTTATTAAAATGATTATCACTACGTTCTTTTTCATTAAATTGATTAGCATAATATTTAATAAATTTATTATTATATTTCAAACTTTTGATTATTTCATCTCTACTTTTACCTTCAGAAAAATCATTAGATTTAAGCATATTTACACTTGTATTTAAATTTTTAGCTAATATTCCTAATTCCTTTTCATTTAATGAATAATCAACTTGTGGAAATCTTGGTGTATAAGCATCAGCTGAATATACTTTATTATCTTTATTTTTTTGTGGGTCAATAGCATCTGATTTAAAAATCAAACTTATATCTCCAAATCCATCAAAATCAATACCATCTTTTATTATTGCAATACTAGGCATTGGGAGTCCACCAAGTTCTATTGTTTGTAAGAGCTTAGACTCTGTTGTATTATGAATCGCTACTAAATCTTTAACATCTGTGTCCTTTAAAGCAAATCTTATATCATCATTTAATGTTGGTCGAATATTTGATATGTTTTTGATTTGCTTAGGTTCAAAAGCAACATAATATCCTTTTGATTTATTATATATTCCATCATAGCCTTGTTTTTTTACTAATTCCAAGAGTTTTTTTGTATCAATACCATCTTTATATTTATAATTATAAATGTATGAATCAACATCAAATTTTCCTGCAAATTCATTTCTTAATTTACTTATAATTGATGATTTATGAACTAAATCAACTTCAAGTGGATTTTTGATATTTAAATATGCAGAAATTACTCTTCCATTTCTTTTTACATATCTATCTTTTGCTTCAGATTCATTACTTGTAAAATAAAAACCATGTCCAAGCAAACCAGTAGATTTTGATTTTTTCATATCAAAGATTGTAAAATCATTACTACCTGTTCCGTGATAAACGACAAGTAAATTCCCATTTTCATCTCTAATTTTAGAATCTTTAAAGAACTCTGCTTGTTGCTCGCTTAAACTATTTCCTTTGTTGTCTTTGATGGAATATTGATTATGTGAAGAGCTTCCTTTATTATTTCCGATTCTGTCATTTGAGGATTTTCTTTTATTTTGTTCACTAACATTATTGCTTGATTCTCTGTTTCGATTGTTCCACAAATTCCTATTATCGAGTCTTCCGACAATCTTTTCAAACTCATTAATACTTTCATCAATCCCTTCATCACTTCTTCGTTCATTTTTTAACTCCTGATAGATCTTATTTACCTTATCAAAATTTCCACTTTTTATTATTGTATATTCACCTTTTCCATCAGCTTGAATTAAATCAAACATATTAGTCTGTGGATTGTAAAAATACTTTAAATCTTCTGTTTTTCTTGAACTTGCTTTAGCCCAAGATAAAACTTCAGTATTATATTGACTATAATAAGAGTAATTTAATTTTCCTTGCCTATTTTTACTGCTGTTCTTACTATCTCCTGTTCCGTTGCTTTTAATTCTCCATTTTTGAGATTCTGACCTATCCAATCCATAAATTTTCGTATTTTCTGAATTGTATTCAATCTGTAAACTATCAATACTTGATTTTCTTTCGTTAGTGATATTTCTTGATTTATCGAATTTACCATAGTTAGTAAATGCTGTTTGTATTGAGATAATCCTTCCACTTCTTCCATTAAGTTTAATCTCCTCATAAATTTTATCAAATTCGGTTTTAGAGACACTTTCCATAATCAAGTAGCCACTATCAGTATCATCAAACTTTTCAATAACAAACCAGCTATCATGATACGAAATCAGAGTTTGGTCTCCTGCAAAAACATCTTCTCGATAAGCCCACCTTGTTGCAATTTGATTTGCTTCACTATAGCTTTCATTATATGGTGGAAATGTTTTATTTATTAATTCATTTTTTCTACTATACTTTGTTTCTTCTGATGTGTCAAGTTCTTCATCATTTGTAATAATTCTATTATCAATATATCTTTTACCATTTGCATCAACTGCTTTTAGATATAAACTTTGTGCTTTTTTGAGTCTTTTATATTCAGTAAAACCATAAGAAAGCTTAATTGATTTAAACATTTCTATAAGGTCTTTAATCTTATTAAGTATTTTTTCTGTCAATGAATTATCTGAGCGAACTATTTTATTAATAAATATTTCATTACCGAGCATATTTTCTGTCATGTGAGCATCAGTTTCAGACTTAAATAATTGATAATACTTATATTCTTCTTCCGATAAATTTTCACCACTAACAAACTTTTTTAATATTCTTCCTATTTCTTGTTTTTCAATTCCATAACCTTTAGTTAAAACATCAGTTTCAGCTTGACTCCAAATATCATCATCTTCTGCAAGATATACCCTTAATTTATTATATTCTTCTGAACCTTCCATAAAGTGTGTATATTCATGAACAAGTGATTTTGCCCATCTACCACTTTCAAATTGGTCTTTACCCATATACACTTTATCATCAATAATATTTGCATTAAAAGCATTATTTGATTTAACAATTATAATGTTTAATTTATTACCACTTTTTTCATTTAAACTATTTATTGCTTGCTTAGTTTTTGTAAATGCTTCTTGTTCAGTTTCAGAAAGTTCTCCATCATAAACTTCAATTTTATAATCTAATTTTAATTCATTAGTAATTCTATCTAAATCAGATTGAATTTCTGTTTCTCTTCCCTTTAAATTAGGAGAAATATACCTACCAATAGCCTTTGTTATATTGTTATTGACTTGTTTATTGGTATCATTAATTATACTGAATTTAGTGGCAAATTCTGACTTTAATTTTCCATCATAGTCAAATTTATTTTGAAGTCCATACTTATTAATTAACTGTTTTCTTCTATCATCAGATTGATTTTCTAAAATATTTTCAATATTTTTATAATTTTTACTTGTTTCTTTTGAAATTATTGAGGATTTATCATTTGTTAATTTATTTTCAGCAAATAAATTTTGAGATGCTTTGTTGTATTCAGATATTGATTCAAGATTTCCTTCAATATTTACATTTCTCCCCATTGCTTTGTTTACTGCTGGATTGACAGTTCCACCATAAGCAAAAGATGTTGCAGCACCGACTAAGGCACTTTCAACAACATCTCCCCAATACTTTTTATCTTTATAATCTTTTAAAGCATCTGTTCCCTTATAGGTTAATTTTGCAAGAGGACTAGCAAGTTCTGAAAGACCTTCTTCAACACCTTCTCCAATAGCTTCTTGAATAAATTTTCCAATTTTACTTGTTGCTCCAGGCAACAATGTTTTAGTAGCTGGTTTTAATCCTAAAGCATCATCTATTACACTATTTCCAAATAAACGTCCTCCGATTTTCTCAGTTGCAGCTTCAATGCCTCCACTTACTGCACCGTGAAGAAGACCTTTATAATATCCAGCGCCATCATTATAAGCTGATTCAGTTGCATTACCAGCTGCACTAACTCCCATCGTGGCCATACCACTACCTGGAAGTAAAATATTTGTAACAACAGCTGGTAACATTTGACCAACACCACTAGCAACATTTTCAATAAAATTTCCAACTTTATTATTGTTTAAAAGTGAAGCATCAAAAAAATTATTCATAGGTTTTGCTAGGTTTCCTGTAACATCATAAGATATTACATTTTTTATTGAATCTCTAATATTGCTACCAAAAATACCACCAATAAGACCTACAGCGCTTAGTCCTGTATCAACTATACCCTCAATACCTTTTCCTGCTCCAGTTAGCACATTTCCTACTAAATCTCCAAGTGTATCAAAACCTTTTTCAAATAAATTAGCCTTTTTGTTATTTACTAAACTATTTCTATTATTTAACTGCTGTAGTCTTTCATATTCTTTTCTAATAGCTTCATATTTTCTATATTCAGCCATTGCCTTTCTTTGGTCAATAATTTCTTTTGACCTTTTTCTTATATCTTCAAGAGATGAACTAAATACCATATTATATAATAAATGCTCCTTGATTTCTCATTTCATTATAACTTAAGTTTTTTACAACCTCATTTTTGTTTTCTAATTCATAGAATCTACCATTAAGGTAAATCCACATATTTTGACCTTCTCCTTTATTCGTATCAACGATAGTTCCATTAGCAAGCTCTCCATTAGTTGCTAATTTTCCAATTGCTGTTGAATGGTCATTTTCACTACCAAACCAACCATATTCTCCACTATTTAATCCAGAACTTCCGTGTTTTGTTGAACGTCTTACAAATTCTTCAAGCGTAATACCATCATCACCTTCTTTGATTTTTAAATCAGAATTATCTAAGGTGAATCCACCACCATAAGTTCCATGAACATTAACACCACCATTATTTTTTAGTTGATTTAATAAGGTATTTTTGTCTGTATCTCCTAATCCTACTTGGAATTTTTGAATAATTGAATTATTATCATAAGTTTTTTGTTCTTCATCACTTCTTATATATGGTTCATAATTTTTAAGTTGTGCTAAGAATTGATTATAATTATCTATACCAATACTCTCTTTTAAACCATCCACATAAGATTTTAAATCTTCATAATCAGATTTAGAGATTTTTTCATCACTTGAAAGTAATTTATTAAATCTTACATCAACATTAGAACGTTCAGTTTCTGCTAAATTATCTCTTACAGCATCATATTTATCCTTAATAGAGTCCATATCAATAGAAGCATTACGATTAAGATTATCTAGGTTTAATTGATAATTATTAAACAACTCATCTTTTCGTAAATTAGCTTGATTTTTTACAGTGTTTTGTAAATTGTTATAATTATTTCTTGCCTGTATCATTGAAGTTTGAGATTGTCCTAACCCACCTAGTCCTTGACTTTTTAAATACTGTGGTAAATACTTTTTAGCCTTTTCATAAGCAATAGCATTTTTTTGCATATTAATATATTTATCTCTATCTACATTTTCATTGTATTTATTGTAGTTATTAGTTAAATTAGTTTGTTGGCCATAATAATCTAATAGCTTTTGACTTAAATCCCAATCTTCACCAGTCATATTACTTTTAACATTATCAAAAGAATCACCAATTTTATAATTAGTGTTTTGAAAATACTTTTTATATAAATCATCTAAACCATTAACAATTTTACTCATTTTTATTTTTCTCCTTGTTTTCTTTATTTTTAGATAACATTTTTGAAATATAACTTGCTGTTCCATTTGAAACTAGTTCTTGTGAATTAATTGAACTTGTTTTTATCGCATCTTTAATTAATGATAATTCAGATAATAACTCTTTCTTTTCATTTTCAAACTTTAACCTCTCATCAATCAATTCTTGTTTTGTTTTGAGCAATTCTTCTTTTAAATTAGCCATTTCAGATGTTTTGATATTTACACTTGAAATGGTGTTTTTGTTGTCTTTTTCAACAAACTTCTTTACAAAATACTCAACTATAAAGACAGCAATTAATATTAAATATGAAATAATATCGGGTAATTCTGGAGCTGTTAAAAATGCTTGAATTTGTTCTATATTCATTAAAACCAATCCTCCTTTTTCTTTTCTTTATTTGTAATGCTTGCATGAGTTTGAAGTGTCGCTATATTTACAATATCCTGATTATTTTCAGAGTAGTATTTGATTAGTTTGGATAATAAAAGCTTGCCAATAATAAGTGAAATTGATAAACAAACAATCCCTAAAATTAAATTTGTCACCATTAATTTACTAAATAAAGCATTTCTTATATCAACAAATCTAATAGTAATAGAACCGTTTAAGTCCCCTAAAATAACCCATTCTCCCCATTTGTTTACAAGGTATTGATAATTCTTTTGCAACATTTCTTCACTGTGTTTTTTCTTGTCTAGCAAATCAATAATTTCAGTAATATTTCCAACACTATTTTTAATCATAAAAAATAAAAATATTAAACCTAAAATTAAAAATCCAAAATGTATAATAGGAGATAATACTTTGAATGTTTTTAATCTCTTTTTATTCTTTTTGTAAAGTTGTTCAGGTGTTAAATTTTTCTTTTTCATCAAACTCCTCCTTTGATATAAAACTAGATTTTTCAATTAATTTTATTTCATTAACTATATGATTTGGAATTTCCCAATTGTAAAACTCCTCCCATATAGAATTTATTTCTTCTAGTTCGTTAGGAACACCATAAGCTCCTTTTTCATAGTTTTTACCAATATCAAATATCACAGATAAAGTTATTGTTATAAGATACGTTAATAATTTAATTAATTTTTGCCAAAATGGAACTTTTGATATATCTAAAAATAATCCTCCAGTAATAAGCGTTGTCCCAAACATCCATATAAATCCAATTAATAAAGACTTGAATAATCGTTTTTTACGATAATCTTCTAATTTTTCAATTCTGCCATTTTTGTTATACACAATTTCAGTAGTGGACCATTTTATACTGTCAACAGTTATATTGGTTTGAATTTTATCATAGAGTTTTATAAGCTTTTTACTTCCACTTTTCTTAAGTAAAAATTCGTTTAAATAGTTATTATCTACTAAAAATTCTTGCTTTCTTCTCTTTGTTTCTCTTTCATTTCTAATAGATAGAAAATATGGAAGATATATCAATTTGTCATGACATTTTTTTACACATTGTTTGTGTTCATCATACATTTCTTTTGTGTTTTTAGTGTTTAAACCTACTGAAAGTGCTTGCTCACTCACACCTTGCTTTATAGATATTTGTATTAATACTAAACCTATCGATAAAGCACTTATTGAAGTTATATTTCCACCAACATTTTGCCAATATTTGTCTGTAAATAATTCGCCTATATCACCAAATGTAAGAATTACAAGTAAAATAAAACCAATAATTGAAACAATAATTCCTATATTTTTCCTAAGCCATATTGTTATTAAACCCATAATTTATCTCCATTTAATTAATATCTAATTCTCTATATCAGTTTTTACTTTAGTTTTTTCAAAATAAGTTTTCATAAATTCATCAATATTTAAGCTAATATCAATGTCAAAAATACTTGAAAGAATTGATTTACACTCAATGTTTGTAATTTTATTTGGGTTGCTTGCATTTGCGATCAAAATAATATCGCCATCTTCTGCACAGAATGGTTGTTTTTCTAAAATTATTTTTGCTTCCACTCCATTGATTTTGTCTTGTCTGTTCCATACTTTATAAACTCTATTCATAATTAAATCTCCTTTTAAATTACTTTTTCCCATTGTTGGGTATCGTTATTGTATTGATAAACTTCCACTTGTTCTGCTTCATTTTCTGAATTACCTATATATATACTTCTTAAATACAAATTCAAATAATTATCTTTATACTTAAAAATAGGCAGTTCTTTCTTAAAAGCATTTATTAACATTAATAAATTTGCTTCAAGTGGAATTGATATTTGTAACTTTTGAATACAATTACCACCACCTAAAATATAAGCATCTCCACCTGCTGAACAAGCAGCAAAGTTTGGATAACCAGAGTCACCATTATTTGTTCCGTGTTCTACAGAAGCACTAAGTGTTGTAACAGTATTTTCAATAGTGTCATATTTTTGTATATAAGGATTGTTAAATATATAACAATTTGTTCCTATACTACAAGAAGCTCCTGTTTTATTGTTAAGTGAAGCTACATTTGTAACTGTTCTTGTAACAGTATCATATTTTTGTATAGTATTAAATTTTCCTGAACCTTGTATGTACCAACCACCAAAAACATAACAATCTGTTCCAACTGATGATGCTGATGTATAAGCTGCAGGTATATTAAGTGTAGCTATATTTGAAAATGTACTAGTGGTTGTATCATATTTACGGATATAGTTCCAAGCACTACCACCTGCATTTCCACCAAAAATATAAATATCATCATCTACGGAACAAATTCCAGCTCCTAATTCCATGACGTATTCACCAGGAGTTGTTATAAATGTTAAAGTGTCAGTAAGTGTATTATATATTTCGACATATCTACCATATTCTCCACCAAAAATATAACAATCAGTTTCTACTGCTGTTGCTGTTACCCAATATGTAGAGTCTAGTACATCTTGTCGTAATGTAGTGTTCATTACTGTACAAGTATCTAATACAGTGTCATATTTTTGAATGTAATAATGACCACCACTAAATGAGTAACAATCAGTTCCTACTGATGCTGCACCATTATACTCTGTCCAATGTGTTAATTTAGTGTCTAATGTTGACAAAGTTGCATTCTCATAATCAACATCTTTGTCAGCCATAATATTAATATTACTAGGCTCTTGACACTTAACCCATAACTTTGTTGTATCTTCTGGTGCTGTATCTCCATAGGCTAAGTTAAAAAAAAAATCTCCTTTAGAAAGTAAAAAGTTTATATCCCCAATTTGTAATGTTTTTAATTCTTCAGTTGCTTCTTCTCCATTATTCGGGATAATTTGTTGTATATTTGGTTGTAAAACAGCATTTGCTTGTAACCAAGCTAATATTTCTTCATCAGGTTCTTCATTAAATGTAATAGTTCTTAATTTTTTACTTATATCACTATCGATAATAAATGAAGTATTTGTATCATAATGACTACTCCACTCATTTTGATTAGTATTAGAATCACTATAATATGCGCTTAAATAACTGTTATAATAAACTGAATCTCCATCAGTTGTATAACGAGTTTTTCCAAAAAATAAAGCTGCATTATTATAAAATTGCCAATAATCAGCTGTTATAGAGATTATTTCAGTTCCGTCATAAAGATTAACATTAGCATTAATTGTATAACTTTTTGATTCGGTTGGTAACGTTGGATTTTCGTTAATTACCCAAGTTTCTTTATTAAATTTATAAAGTAATTTTCTTTCTTCATCGGTTAGAAACTTATTTTTAGAATTTGTATCATCAATAAAATCAGCACTAATTAAATTTGAACTTGAAATTTCAGGTTCTTTTTTATTTATTTCATCTTCTAAATTTTTGATAATATCGTTAGCTTCATTTACAATTCTTTTTAATTCTGATAAAACTGAATCATTTTTATCTGTAATTAAACCATGAAATGATTTTTTTACATCTTCTGCTCTAATTCCACTTTCAGATGGTCTATTTGGCAGACTATAAGCACTTTTTCTAAGTATTGCATTTTCAGTTTTTTGAGATATATTTTCTATTTTTGCCATATTATTGAACTCCTTTATTTGTAGAATTATATTTATATGAAAGAGTTATTGAGTTGACTGCACAAGCATAATCATTATCACTCATAAAAAATAGCTGTATAAAGTTAAAATAATCTTTAATATCAACGGTATAGCTATTAGCAAAAGAAGAGTCAAAAGTAAAATTATTAAAATCTAAATTATCAAAATCAAAGATATTAATACCCTCTGCTGCTATTGATTTTTCATTATTTTTTGTTGTGTATCCAAACGTTAATTTTCCATTTGTTGTAGGTTCGGTTGAAACTGTAAAACTTAATAAAGTTTTCATTAATTGATTATTTCCAAAGTCAAAAATTGGACTAAACCACATTGCAACAACATTCTTTTTTGTTACAATTGTTGCTTGAGGTGTTTGATATTCTATAGAATCATTATATTTAACTAATTTTATTTCTTCTAAATCTGGATTTTTGTATGATAAATTAAATGTTGTATCAGTTAAATTAGTTATAATTAAATCTTTATTTGAGATATTTTCACAAATACAAAAATTACTTGATAAAATTGAAATTTCATTACCTAATTCATCAGTCAAATTAAAAGAACATTCTGCTAAATCTACGTTATTTATATAATACTTTTTATTTATCTCTAAACCAGAATCATTTATTTTATCTACATATATTTCAGATAAGTTATAACAATTTAGAATTTTTTCTTCACTAACAAATACTTTATTATTCTCAACTTTTATAATATCTTCTGATAATATTTTTGATTTATAAATATCAGTATTAAATCTAATTAAATCATTATTTTTTAATACTAAATTTTGATTAAAAATAACTTTATTTTCATCATAATTTATGAATAAATCACCGATTGATGTTTTTTTAAAAGTTATATCAGCATATTCTTTATCAAAAGCACAGATTCTACCATCTTTTGTTCCAAAATATAGTTTATTATCTATTATTGCCCATACTCTTGCTGGAATATTATTCCAATAATACCATTCATAATTGAATGAATTTGTTTCAGATGTATTATTTGAAATAATTCTGGCATCAGCAACATAACAAATATCATCTATTGATAAGTAATAATTATTTTCATAAACTATTGCTACAGCCTCTTCTAAGTTAATGTGACTTAATAATTTTCTTTTGATATACTGACTTCGTTCTCTTGAATATCTTTCATTTGATGCAATATTTGATGAAAGTACAATTCCATATACTCCATTTTTAGATAAAAATATCTTATCTCCATTAAAATTTGCATTACAATATTTACTTGCCAAACATTCACCTATTGAACCAGCTTTAATAGTAAAAGTAGTTATTTGATTTATTATTTGACCATTATCATCAAACTCTGTTTTTTCTGTACCACTTCTATAATAAATTGTAGAACCACTATTTCTTTCATCTTTATGAATTGCTAATATTCCATTATCAAGAACAGAATATCCTGTTATTTTCGAATTTGTTAAACCAATTTCAGTTGAATTTAAATCTGAAAAATATGTTAAATCGTTTATTTCAGAGTAAAAATCATAGTTTGGATAGAGATTGTTTCCAGCAACAAACAATCTTTCAGGATTTCCATTTACTCCATACATTACTCCAATTTCAGCTTTATTTATTCTATCAGCATAATCATTTATTTTACAGCTAAAAGTAATTGTTAAATTAGATTCTACATTTTCACTAGAATTTTCAATTGGTGAAGTATCTATGTCTAAAGTAATTTTACCTTTTTCAAAATCTATTGAACCTATTTTTTGTTCATCATCAAAAATATCACTTCCAATACTTTGATATGTTTTAATTGTTAATTTTTCTTCAACAACAGCCTCGTGTTCAATGGTAATAACTGTTCCATTATCAATGTAATCTGAATCAACTGTAAAAATCGAACCAGCTATATTTCCAACAAATGTATTTTTTCTTTTGCTAGATAATAAATTTACATTTTCAAAAGATTCATAAATATCATCTTCATCACTATCAGCACCAATATTAATTGAAGTTGTTGGAATATATGTATAATCATCATCTTCAACTCTTCTAAGTTCATAATTTTCACCATATTTACCATAAGTGAGATAATCACCACAGCCAACAAAATATAACCTATTTTTATTTTGAAACATTTGACATCTTCTGTTTATTAATTTAGATGTATCAACCTTACAAATATCATTAGATGAAGTATTTGTTATTTCTTCAATAGAATATTCTTCATTTTCAAATGTAACTTTATAAAAGCTTGTTTTTGCATAAACTATAATTACTTTAATACTATCTAAATAACACTCAAATAAACCATTAATATTTTCAGTTCCTATTCTGAATTTCTCTATCCAACCATTTCTTTTCCTGTTAATACCATTTTTATAAATAAAATTAGTAGAATTAACAGCTCTATTTTTATTTACAAGTAGTGGTGAACTTGAAAAATCAACACCTTTAAAATCATGAAATACTGCTTGTTTTCTTTCTTTTAATGATATTGCCATAATTAATCCTCTATTGAATAAATATTTTCTATTGATATACTATCAAATTCATATTCATAAATTCTTAATGATTCAATTCCATTATCAAATGTATTTTTAGCAGTTAAAGCTAAGTTTGGTTCATCTTCCTGATATAATTCAAATTTAATGTAATATGGAATTAATCTTGCAAATTCATCTTTTAAATTCGGAATTTCTTCATTATCTGATAAATCATCTGTAATATTAGGAATTTTAGGTTCATAAATCATCTTTAAATAATTTGGATTATATTTATTTGAGATAACTAGATTTTCACCTTCTTTCTCAAAACAAATTTTTGGATAATACGTAAAATCATCTTCATATACAATTTTGTTAATTGATAAAAAATCATTAATTTTAGTTAAATCAAATCTATTATTTATTTTTCCTTCACTTGATAAAAACTCAGATAATTCAATGTTTTTTTTAGGTAAAACTTTTTTATAATTTATAATATCAATAGCTTTATTAATTGCATTAAGCATATTATTTAAAAATTTAGCATATCTTTTTTCACCATAAATTGTTTCGATATTTTCTAAATAAAGTGGACTATCATTATTTATATTCATTATTCTTAATGCTTCTAGCTTGATTTCGCCTAATTTCATTTTCCCTCCTTACTTGTAATTTTGTGGGTTCGAACCACTACTAGCCAACTCAAATTACATAAAAACAATCTAATTTTAGATTGTTTTTTATTTTCATTAAATATATTTAGAATTTTCAAGAATCTTCGCAACAGGTTCAGGAACTGAAACCTTTACGCCTCTTTTAACTTCCCATCTATAACCATTAATAATTACAGGAACTATCAAATCCTTTGGATTTTGAGGATCAATAGGAATTTTAATCTCAACCATCTTTTTATTTTTGATTGCTTTTGCAGTTTGATTAGCAACTTCAAGATGTTTTGCATCAACTTTTACATCTTCAATATTTTCTGTTGTATTTACCACTTTTTCAGTGTTTTCTGTTTTTGACATAATTAATTCCTCCATAATTTTAATCTATTTCTCACCCTCTGTAAAAAGAGGGTGATGGTAAGATAAAACCAATATTTTCTAATTAAGAGTTGTAGCACACTCAATACGAACCATACAATTTTCATCAAGTCTTTTAGCTGTAAATAATGCTTTCCAACCAGATGTTGCTCTTTGATTAAGTGGGTCAGCAGTTCCTGCAGAACCAAATGCTTTAACGATATTTTCTGGTTTAACTGAACCATCAACATCAACAATACCATAAGCATCTTTTCCGATAATCATTGCACAGTGAACATTTACTGAACCAGGTGTTTTTACTAGTGTTTCTGTTGTTTCAATGAATCTAACACCATGTAATTTACCAATTTCGCCTTCCATAATAGCCCCACCACCACTATATTTAGAAATATCTTGCCATAATGGGTCTTTCATAAGGTCATAAGCAATATCAGGGTCAACAATACCAATATAGTATTTACCATCAATTCTCTTAACATTACCTTTCTTAAGTGTTGCAGCTGCTCTTGCTACTTCATCAGATGTCATTTTATCATCAGCTGTGATTGCATCAGAGCTTTCTTTTCCATTTGCATATTGAACATTTGTTCCTTCGCATACAATATCTCTAACTCTATTATCAATAGTTAGACCTGCTTGTTCGCCAAGTAACTCAGCTGATTCTACTAATACAGGGTCAATTCCTACTAAATCAAGCATGTCTGAAATTTCAACGAAGTCACCATATTGCTCTACTGTTGCTGTAATTGATGTTACAGCAAGATTTTTACCAGTAGGTGTAACACCTTCAGTTAAAGGTGTTGTTACTGGGTCTAATGATGTAAATTTTCTAAATTCAATTGTTTTACCACTTCTAGATTTTAGTGATTTCTTTTGACCATATTTAGCAAAGACTAATGTTGGAAGAAGTCTTGCTAAAAGTGTTTTATCATAAAAAGTTTTGGCTTCTGCTGATACAGTTCCAAGTGTGTTTACATTTTGTTCTGACATATTTTTCTTTTCCTATAAATTTAATATTTTAGAGGACTTTCACCTCTAAGTTTTTTTATAATTACCATTTTTAGCTTTTTGAATCTCAGCCTCAAATTCAGTTGCACTCATATCTTCCCAAGTTTTTGTCTTTGAAACTTCAGAACTATTAAGCGCCCCTGGTGAAGAAAATTTGTTTGCATACATTTTTTCAGCTATAGATTTAGCTTTATTTTCAAATGTTGACATAACTTTTGAAAAGCCATCATATATTTCAGACAATGCTTTATTTCCAAACTTACCTTCACCATATAGAAGAAACTGTTCATTTTTAAGTAATGAAGAAAGCATAGATTCTGTCATTTCTGGGTGTTTTTCAAAAAAGACTTTTCTATCATTTGCATACCAATTTCTTTCTTCATCTTCCTTTTTTATATTAGCAATTTCTTCTTTTTTCTTTTTTGATTGAAAGTTGTGATAATCCGAAATTGGGTCACCACCATTTCTTTCAATCTCTTTCATTGCAAGGAATTTATCTATATCCACCTTATCTTTAATCTCTTCTTGTGTGTAAGGATTAAAACCATTGGTAAATTCAATTAAAGCATTAATTCTTGCTTCTTCTCTTGCTCTTTTTAGTTCATTTTTTCTTTCTGATTCTCTTCTTTTTCGAGCATATTCAGAATTTTCTTCACTGCTTTGAATTAATTTTTCACTTTGTTTAATAGAATCGTCATTCTCATTAATTTTAAAGTCTAAAAATTCAATATTATTCTCAGTTTCAGAGTTTTTGTTGATGTCTGCGACCTCATCAACCACATTGTTTTCAATGCTTGTTTCCGCAGTTAAATTTTCTGGCATAAATTGCCCTCCTTTTAGATTTTTCCGCTATTCAATGCGAATTTATAATCAAAGTATTTAACTTTAATTAACAAGTTTTTTATATACATCTTTGTTATAGTTAAAACAATCTTTCTTTCTACAAGTAAAAATTGTTTTATATTTATTAGATTTTTTTCTTATTAAGACAGTTTTACAATACTCACAAAGCATTTCCTTCTCCTTTACTATTAGACATTACAAGTGTTGCTAAATCCTCTGCATCTTGTCTTAAAATAGCATTTTCTTGATTAGCTATATTTATCTTTCCTGTATATTCAGCTTGTAATTGTGCTAATAATTCTTTAAGCTTCATATTTTCATTTATTGTTCCGGAGATATTATTTGCTATTTCATTAAGTCTTTGAATAGCACTTGCATATTGTTCTAACTGACTTTGTTGATTTTGAACCATTTGAGATAATTGTGCAATTTGACCTTTTTCCTGTTCATCTAAATCTTTTAATAGTTCTTTTTTATTTGGTAATAAATTTTGTGGATAAACATTGTAATAGGTCCTTAAACTAATCTTTCCAGCATTTAAAAGATTATCTAGAATATTTACTGTTACAAGTTCGCTATACTGTGTTCCAGCACCAATTTCGATTGTTATATCAAACTCATAATCTCTAAACTCTGAACCATTAAACAAATCTTTAAATTTAATTGGTTCTACTGGTATATTTGAAAGTTCTTGAATAATTTGTTGATTATTTTCACCTTGACTTAATAATTTTTCTTTTATTAATTTCAAACTTTCTTCTGAGTTAACATCATTATAGAATTCTTTATCTTCATAAAATAAAACATAGAATTGTAATAAAATCTCAGCACATCTTTCTCTAAATTTTCTATATCTTTTTGATAGATTATCAATAGGCTTTTGTGCTTGTTGTTGAAGATAAGCTATTGATGCTCCTGATTGATTTGCTCCCATTATTTCACCAGTCATTACTTCCGTTGCACCAGTTACACTTCTTGTTGTTTCTAAAATATCTTTGTTTAGTTGATAAGTTTGAGGATTAAAAGGTTGTTTTTGTAAGGTATAAAATCCTGTTCCACCTTTGTATCTATCAATAAGTAGTTTTGTTGGGTCATTGGTGAATCTATCACCTTTACTCATTGCACCCTCTTTTGCTACTACTTGACCAAATCCCTGGTCTTCTACACTTTTTGACATCATAGCTGTATTAAAGTTAACTACTCTATTATTTGGAATAATTGGCTCAACTTCACCACGACCATAAATACAATTTTTTCTTCTCTTGTATTGATAAACTTCTATTGGATAAAGAGTTGCTTTATATTCTACCTGTTCACTTTTTGGTGTATCTGGTAAATTAGATTCAGCAGAATCTTCTTTTTGTGTATTTCTAATCAAATTACTATTAATTTCTGGATTAAGTGCTGTTGCTTGACAAATAAAAACTTTCTTAGTTGCTTTTTCAAAATAGACTTCACCATCTTTTTTAAAATATTTTGTCAATACAGTAACAAGTTTGCTTCCATTTTGCTCTTTTTCATCTCGAATATTTTCGTTATTATCTGGTTCAATCATCATTGCATCAGTCTTGTTTTTACACATTGATTTAACAGCTTCAAGTTCACATCTAGTTTCTATAATTATCCACTTTTGTTTTTGAATGTCAGTTTCTCTTGGATTATGAACTATAACATTAAGTGGTTCAATAATTTCTGCTCTTGTTCCACCCTTATATTCTCCTCTTCTTCCATAGGCTTCTGAATCCCAAAAGAAATGAATAAAACTAGAACCTTCAACCGTTGCTTGACCTACTATTTCAGACCAAATATCATCTAACTTCATTTCTTTTTCCATTTGTTTATTAAATGCAGTTAATTTATTTGCTAAATTTGGTGCTTCTTGAGAACTAAATAAAATTTTAAGTGGTGTTGCAAGTATTCCAGCATCTTTACTATCTACAATCATTTCAATTTGATTAAAAATAGGTCTTGGTAATGTTTTTGTCTTATCACTTACTTTTCCCCAGTGTCTTCCTTCATAAAAATCAACACACAATGGAATCATTGTTTCTAAACCAATTTCTTTTTGATATTGTTTCCCATCTTTGTATTCATTCCATATTTGATTTAATCTCTCTTGATTATTGTTCTCCAAACTTATATTCCTCCATTAAATTAGTTTCATCTTCTCCAGCAACATAAGTTTTAAAATAGTCTTTAATTTTAGTCACATTTTCATCAAACAAAGAATTTAATTCTTCTAAATCATTAATCTTTTCTTTTAGAGATTTATTTTCTTGTTTTAATTCAGTTATTTCTTGTTTTAAGCACTCAATTCTTTCATTTTGAGATTTAAAAGCTTGATTAACTAATGCTTCTAATAATTTTTCCATTAATATTCCTCCAGTGCGTTAAAATAGTCTTGATATGTATCTTCAAAATCATCATTTTCATCAAACTCTGATTGTAAAGCATATGGTAATTCGTATTTTGGTTGTTCTATCTCAATCCAATTAGGGTCTTGTTGTTCAATAATTGTTTCAGCAATAGCATTTGCCATAACCAAATCATCATGAAAACCATATTCAGCTTCAGCTCTACCTTTTTCATTTTTAACAAATGTTAAACATTCTCTTAGAGTTGAAATATCAACTTCATGAGTTATATCTTCTCTAAATAGTTTTACAAGTTTAGCAATCATTAACGGTCTTGTTACAGAATTTGTAATAAATCCAGTTTGTTTTAAATATCTTTGATTTTGCTTATCAAATACTTCTCTTTGATAAATATGAGGATAATTAAGCTTGTTAAGCTCTCTGTCAGCCACAATACTATAATTAACTTCAATACCAATTAAAGCTTCATGATAATACATTCCTAAACAATAAATTTGATCAGCAAACAAATCTTCATCTATGTTTTGCTTATGCAGTGTTGCATGTCTATCATGTGTGATACAATCAACTACTTTAGCTGTAAAAAAGTCTTCGCCATTACCAGCCACATCACAACCAATTACATAAGGTGCTTTACTTAATGGTCGTTTTGTTTTCTGGTCGTATATCACCACAGGTTCTTGATGAATAGTAATATATCCTTTCTCATCATCAACCCACTTGATATTGTTTATTTCGTAATTGTCTACATCAATTACTTTCTTCTCGTACTCAAAATAGCCTCGTTTTACTGGTTGCAAGGTACGAACTCTTTCTATCTGGTGAATTATGCTTTCTTTATCGAAAACACTCGAACCAGATGAAATAAAAGCTTCTTCTGGACAACTAGGAAATTCTTGTTTAAATAAATCAACATCTCCACCACAATCGTTTGCAATCTTCCATCTTCTCCAAGAAATTTGTTCATTATCTAAGTTATAAAGTTGTTTGAGTTCTATTTCTTCATCTGTCAAAACTAAATTACTTGCATCTCTCCTGTAAGAGTCAAGCTCATGCCAAGCACAAAACAAAGGTATATAATCACTCTTGCCATCTACTGCATCATCCCATCTTTGTTTAAAATCATCATAACCATTAGCTGTGGATTCAATAATAACCATACTTTCTGGTGTATCTGGAACAGCTTGAAGAAGACCTGCAAGTGTATTTTTCTTATCTCCTTTCCAAAACGCATACTCTGAAATATGTAGGTTTTGAAATGTATCAGAACGACCAATTCCCTCTCCACCAGCTGTCATACATTTAATTTTACTTTTAAGTCCAGAACCTTCTTTGTTATCAAAAATAAGTTCCTTAGCATTACTCTTTCTAATTTGAGGTTTTAAACAACTTCTTAATTTTTCATAAAATAGTTGAGACATATTGAAAAGGTTTGTTGTTGCTTCTTCTTTATGTGCAACAATACCACTATTTACATTATGTTTAGTTGCTGTTCTTTTAAAGATTAATGCTTCAGTTAGAGTTGAAAAACCCATTTGTCTAGCCTTTAAAATGATAATTCTAATAGGTTTACCTTGCTCGTGTAAAAACTTAATTGTGTTATAAAGTTTAAGCTGTGGCTCATTAATAATAAATGGAATAATTTGAGAATCTTTCGTTCTAATTTTCAGTTCATTTTCAATATATTTTTTAGTATTAATAGCCACTACATTTCATCTCCCTGTAGTCCCCTTAGAACATCTTCAAGTGATGCATCTGCACCATGATTAACTGTTGCTTCTTTATTAATAAGTGCTTGTTTATCATATAAAGTCCCAATTACAGTAGATACTTGACCAATATTATCAATTCCTAGTTTATTAATACTTTTAGTTAGTAACACAAAATCTTCTTTCGATAAATCTTGATTATTTTTTGCTTTACTTATAATGTTATCAATATCATCTTCAATAGATAAAGCTCTATCAATCTTTTTTTCAATCAACTTATTTGCTTTTTCTATAATGCTCCAAGCACTATTAACAAACTCTTCTTTCTTTTTAGTTCGGAGTTTCACGAACTCTGGATTAATCTTCTCTTCTCTCTTTTTCCAATCTCTCAAAGTGTTCTCTGGAATTTCAAGTTGTTTCGATACTTCCTTATAAGACATCGTGGTAAGCATTGCAAGTGCTTGTTCTTTCACATCATCTTTATACTTTGACCCCATCATAACACCTACAATTACCTCCGTTTTTATATCTTTATTTAATTTTACAACAAAAAAAAGTATACCGAAGTATACTCTTTTACTAATTACTAACTTTTTTTAAATGATTTACTATTTGTCTTATTGTTTTATTAACTCTTTTTTTAATGGCAACTTCTGAAAATCCTAATTTATTTCCTATTTTCCAGTAAGTTTGGCCGTTTATTACTGAATCAATAATAATTGTCTGATTAATAGGATCTAGATGAGATATTGCATCAAAATACTGCTCTTTTTTTAAAATGCTTTGTTTTATAAATCCATTTGCATCTAATTTATCAATTGATTCTTTAAATATTTTAAGCTGTTCTTCTGTTGCGCCATTTTCTTTATGATTTTCATATTGTTTTTTTAATTTTTCACTGGCAATTAAAAATGTTTGAATTGAATATTCAAGATGTTTTAAGTTTCTTAAATCTTTTTTTACCTGTTCAAACGTTATCATTCTAACCTCCTATAAAGGTTAATCTTCCCTCAAGAAATAATAAACTACTATAAAAGCAATAATAAATGAAATTACTGAAAACACCAATGATATATAGCTAAAAATAAATTGAGGGTCTGTTTTTACTAAAAAAGAAAGCTCACAAGTTAAGAGTGTAAATAAAACATTGTGAAATAGTGCAGTAACCCAAATATTAAATTTCTTTATATTCATAAAATCTCCTTGTTATTAATTTTTATTATTATACTAGCTAACAATAACAACAGTTCCTTTTTCAATTTCTTCAGCAAGCTCTTCTTTAAAATAATTTTTAATATTCTCTTTTGCTTTTTTCTTCCATGCGCCACCATCTGCTTCATATAATGCAAAATTTCCAGAATCTTTCATTCTAAACAAAAATTCACTTGTTGGTTGTTCAACTTCAATAAAAGTTCTAAATGGTGCAAGTCTTCTAATTGGTACTGGTTGAACAGTTTTTGATAATGATGCACCTTGATTTGAAATTATTCTTTGAGTAATTCCATCATCTTCAACTTCAATTGATTGTGCATTTGTAACTTTCTTTAAAAGCTCAAGCATTTCAGCAGAATCTTCATTCTGAACAAATTGTGAACGAAGTGCTATAACAAAATCTTCATGTCTATATGAAGTATTAAATGAAAATTTATCTTCAATATAACTTGCACTATAAGGAGTTTCTCTTTCTTTATTTTCATCTAATGAAGTAAATACTGTTACCTTTTTTGGAGATTCTACATTTACATATAAAGGTAAATTTGATTTAAATATATGTAATTCATGTTTTATCATAGAAACTAATGAACTTAAATCATTAAATGTTTTTTCACAAGCATAATCTCTATGTCTAACTATATGTAAATTCTGATTAGAATATACTTTTCCATCAATTTCTTTTGTAGTAATAGTTTCCTTAATAATTCTTTCAATATCTTTAACAATATTTTCCATATTTTATACACCTTCCTTTTCTTTTTGTATTTCAACATATTTAGTATTATGAACTTCACCATAAAGGTCCATTGTCCATCTGGTATTCCTGTTATTTCATAACAACCAATTTTATTATTCATTGTTTGTATTGCCATCTGAGTTTGAACTGAACTCGTTGGCCTTAAAGTCTTTTTTACAGTAGACTTAATTGTAACTGAATTTCTATCATTAACAGGAGTTATTGATAGTTCAATTGTTAATTTTCTTGGCTTTTCATCAGTATTGGGATTTTTTATATTCTCCATAACTTTTATAAGCTCATAATTTACTCGTTCTAGCATTGCACCATCTGCAAAATCTAAAACACTACTTACTTTTTCCATAATTTTCTCCTTTTAAAATTTTAATTTGATAGTCTATATGACCTATCAAAAGTTCTGTAACAATGATGTGCATATTTTTTTTCAAAATCAACTGCATTGTTATTAATGATTTCTTTAAGGTTTTCTAGTTTTTCAATAGCTATTTGATTTTGTGATTGTTTTAGTTCTTCAATTTCTTTTTCATAAGCTATTTCTCTATCAAGACAACCTTTTATTTCTGGTTCAATGTGCTTAAAAGAACAATAGTTTTGATACTCTGTTTCATCAATATAGTATTTATTCATAATTCACTCCCAATAAACATTTTCCCTACATAATGCTTTCATTTCGGATATTTTCTTTTGAGGTGGTAAATTAAAAGTTTTAGTTTTGCTTTCATATTTACCGATATAACACCTATGTAAATGTTTTATTATGAATTTACCCATCTTACCTTGTGCAACCCATAACACACCCTTTTTTCGCCATATCATTTTGCTATGGTCTTCTTCTGGATTTATATAATCCTGTTCAAAATCCTTATCGAAATATGGAGTAGTCCAAAATCTAACATCTGATTTTGATTTTATTAATTTTTCTAAATCAGCAATTGCTTCTTTAAGTGAAGTGTAAAGATAAAATTCAACATCTTTAATTTTATTCTCAGCATCTTTATCTCCAAAACTTAGATAAATATAATTCGTATTCTTAGAGTAATCTAGAAAGAATAAACCTTCACTATAATACCCTTTAATTAATGTAATTAATTCTTGATTTTTTCGTTCATGGTATATTTTATATTGAACCTCATCATCAAGTTCTGGAAAGATAAAACCAACTGATTCTTCATAAATTGCTTTAAACTTCATTTGATTTCTCCTTTATTTTCACCCACTATGCAGTTTATATGATTCGATTAAACAACCCAGGATATAAGCTGGCCGATTTTCAATCTCTTCATTAAATACTAGTTGAGATATAATATTTTCAAATTGATTGTAAGTAAGCTTATCTAAAACATCTTCAAACCTATCTTTGCTATATTTCTTAGATTTAAAAACAAGTCCCTTGTTTGTTTCAGATTGCTCTTTAGCTTCAATCATAGTGTCTATAATTTCATAAGCTGCATCAGAAAACTTATCATTATGGTGATAATCAAAAAATGTTTTATATTTTTCAAGATAAACTTTTCTTTCCTCTTCGTTCCTCACGCACACACGCACACACGCACGCATTTTAATATAATTTTCAAATATATTATTTTTATTATTAACTAACTTACTATTAATAACATTAACATTATCATTAACATATACATTATCATATAAGGTTATGTCTTGGTTATCTTGGGTTATCTTTTGGTTATCTTGAATAATATCTTCGGTTATGTCTTGGTTATCTTCATTTTTGTTATAATATGGGTTAGCTTGACCCTTTTTAAAATTAGGATTTCCTCCCTTTTTTCCATTTTCAACAGATGCATTATATTTAGCAATATTTGTTTCCATATCTTTAGAGAAACTAATTAACATTGCTTGAGCAACAGGAGAAATATTCTCAGGAATTTTAGAATTTACTCCATAAGAAACTAAAGCTTTGTATGTTTCAAGCTGATATTCTTCTGGTAATACTTCTATTGCAGATGCCCAGTGTTTAAATATAACAAAACTATCTCTAATTATTCCCATAAGTTTTCTCCTTTTTGAAATTCTCTTTCTTTTCCATTTCATTTATTGCAAATTGAATTTGTTGATCATAGACACTAATGTCTAAATTATTTTCTCTACATAGTTCCTTTAAACCTTCAACGAGCTTCCAGAACTGTTTTGAATCATATATTGAACTACCAAACCAAAATTTAACATTAGTATAATTGCCTTCTAACTTACTTTTTTTAAGTATTTGAGTTTGCCAACCATCACCTCTACTTTCCCAATCTTTGATTATCATTTCTAGCATTTCATCTTGAACTGGAAAAATAGTAGAAACGCCATAATCTCTTACAAGTTGTCTATAAATAATTTTTTGAGTTATAAGTGGGTCATTTATAAAGTCTGATAATTCTCCACACATATCCCAAAATAATCTATTATGACCACCACTTCTTTTGTTTCTCCACTTATCAATAGCAACTTCAAGCTCAGTATTGAAAAGTTGCTTTTGGTCACTAATTTGGCTTATAAGTTTATTTTGTTTGTCATTTACTTCAACTGTTAGTTCTGTGTTTCCATTCATAAGTTTTTTAACATCAAGATTCATTGCTCTTAATTTCATTTAACACCACCTTTCTCCAACACTCCCAACAAATAATACAGTTCGCAGAATGCCAAGTTAGTGTCATTGTTGGATATTTTGGAGAGAGCTTTTTTATTTGAATTTTACTTATAAGTTTCTCATCATTCCAAACTTCATCACTTGTTTCTTTAACATAACTATCACCTTGAGATATACAATCATTAAAACTTCCATTAAAAACTCTATTTATTTTTGTTTTATCTCCAATAAATAAGATAAAATTATTTTCATTTTTAACTACAATTGCATCTCTGTTACTGCCACTAAATGAGTAAACAATACCGAATTCTTCATCATTTAAAGACTCCCAACCTATTGGCTGTGAATAAGGTGTAAATTCTTGTTTTTCTGTATATTCAGCTTGTTCTTTAGGCTTTTCAAAACTATTTGATTTATCTGATTTCCTTACAAAAAAATCATCAGTCTTTATTCGTTTTCCTTTAGATGCTTTAAATTCACCTTCTAAATTAACATTAACTTCTACATCTGGATAAAGTTGTAAATTTCCACCAAAATCAATTACAGTACAACCTGTTTTTCCTGGTGCAATTCTAAGTCCACGTCCTACTTTTTGTATCCACTGTGTTTCATTTCCATTTGTATCAAAGTCAATAACATTTCTAAGTTCTGGATAATCATATCCTTCTGTTGCAATATCAACATTGATAAGCTCTTCAGCATTCCCTTTTTCAAACTTTTCAAGTTCACTTACTCGTTCTTCATCAGAAATGTTATTTCCTAAATATGCTGGTGCTCTTCCTTTGCTTTCTAAAGCATTTTTAATTAACTGACATATTTTGTGATTAGGTGCAAATATAATAGATTTCCCAGGTTCTTTATGTTGTAAATATTTATCTACTAATGTATTTACAAGTTCAATTCCATCTATTTTTTCCCAATCTATATTTTTTGAAATATGACCAATTTTTTGGCCAAATTTTGGTGATAAATCAATAAATTTAGGTCTAACTAAATAATGACTATCAATTAAAAATTTTGTTGTTATTTGGTAAAAATTATCAAATAAATCTATTAGTGGAACTTTATCTCCACGATTAGGTGTAGCACTTACACCTAAGATATAAGTATTATCTTTTTCATTTTGTTTTTCTTTATTTTTATTAATAATATTGATGTAAGAACTTGCCATACTATGATGCGCTTCATCAACAACTATAAAATCAAAAGCTGGAAGTTCATCGATTATATTCATAACAGTTTGAACCATTCCAAAATGAACTAATCCATGAACACTTTTTCTCTCGGCTATTATTTCACTCGTTGGAATATTTGGCGCTACCCATTTAAACTTTGTTAAGTTTTGATTATGAATTTCTGTTCTATGAACTAAAACAAGTGTATGAGGATATCTATCAAATTTAGATTTAAAAGCTGTTGTAAAGCAACGAATTGATTCTGATAGCATTATTGTCTTTCCTGCACCAGTTCCAGCAACTATAAGTGAATTTTTAGCTGTAAATAAATTATCTATTGCAAATGCAACAGCCTTTTCTTGGTAAGGTCTTAGTTTTATCATAGTTTCTCCTTTGGTGCTTTTAAAAGAAACCTACCATTAGATGCAAATGATGCGGTATGACCACTAGGACTAACAAATCTACTACAATTGTTTTTCATTGCAAAATCAATAATTTTTTGCATTTCTGCTTTTTTATTTTTTTCTGCTTCATCATAAATTTCTTTCGATTTGGCAAAAGCACTTAAGTCTAATTCCTTTATTAAATCTGGATTGTAAAATGAATTTTGCCTAACAGAAATTATAATATTATTTACACTATCTATTTGAACATAAGGAGATGGTTCTTTTCTTTCTTCAACATCTTTAAAAAATCTATCTAAGCATACTTTTATAAGCTGTGATAATGCCTCATTATGATTGAAATAAATATATTGAACCTTAACTTTATTTTTTACATACTCCATAAATTTTCTTTTACTAGTATTTGCAAGAGAAACAATTTTTCCTCTTTCAAAGTCTGTATCATTTTCAAGTATCATTAATTGTAATAAAAAATAATTATGTTTTGACATTGTTATTTGATACTGAGCTTGAATTATATATTTAAGTGGTAAATGGTCTTTATATGGTGTAATTGTTTTTTGTTCACAAACAAACTTTAATCCTGGCTTAATCTTTCCTGTACCATAGTCAAATTCCTTTACATCTATTTCTTCACTAACACCACTAATATCTAATGATGCAATAAGTTTATCTGAAATAAAAACTTGGCCCTTTTTAAGTTTATTTTTCCTATTTTCTTGCAAAAGTTTTAATCCATAATATTCCATTGCTAATCCATATTCACCAAGTGCTGGATCTAATAATTGTTTTTGATAAATTCCATCATTTATCAGTTTATGATATAAAGCCCAAGTAGAAACAAATGGTAATTCTTCTTTAAATTTTTTAGCATCAATTCCACAATTTTGAAGTTCTGTTTCAGTAGCATAATATCTAACAATATCAAACACTTCACTACTTCCAATTCTTGTTTCTTTTGCTGTTTCCCAAGCTCTAGTTCCTTGTTTAATTTTCATTTTTTTCATAAGGTATCCCCTTAATAATATTTTCAACTAAAGGATATAATTTTTTTGATTTAGATATGTTTATTAATTCAGCATAATTTTCATTTATTATCTGATTTAATGGAATACCATCTTCATACATTTTTTTACATCTTTCTGCATCAAGTTTTGCGTTCTCTGGATTTTGACAATAGATTTCATAACAATCTTTAACATCTTCTTCTTGCTCTTCTGTTAAATTTGATAAATCAATATCAATATTTGTAAATCCATCAACATCTACAACATTTTCTTTTATATTTTCTTGAGGCTCATTAGGTATAAACTCTGTATCAAAAGCCATAATTGTAGGAGCAAGTTCTGGTATTGTTTCTTTTATATTTTTTAAAGCTCTTCTCATAATAGTTTTTTTAACCATTTCAGAAGTCCATTTCACCCACATACTATCTTTATCATATCTAACTTCATTTCCATTTGAACCATCATAAATAACCTTGTATTTTTTAGGTTGGGTTTTTGCAGCATCTTTATAAACAGTCTTACCATTTTTATCTACAACTTCTTTCCATTCTGAAATGTAAATTCCTTTTTCTGAAGATGCTTGAGCCGACATTATTTCTTGATTAGACATTTCAGAAATTGTCATAATTGTTCTACCAGTACTAACTTCTCTAATTTCTAATCTACAAACAAATTTATTAAAATAATTTTCAACTAGCCTTTCAGCTGTAATTTCTCTATCTGGATTTAATCTCTTATCTTTAACCAAATAAATAATTCCAATACCATCTTTATAATTCTCTTCAAAATAAACATCATCGCCTTTTGGAACTGGAATAATTGTATCTATAAGCATAAAACCTTTTCTTCTAAAAGCTCTAATTAAAGCTTGAACTCTTGCAGATACTGTAATAACTTTACCTCTTTTTACAAGGTCAAGTTTGTCATAATCTTCAGAAGTGACTCCACCTTGAAACAATGTTTGCAAATTATCTAAAAATACATTAGCTGCTTTTTTCGCCTCATATTCAGTTTTTAAACCTAAATCATTTAAAGCATCAAGTGCTCTTATGGCAAAAGGTTGACAACATTTAAAACCAATTTCAGCATTAACTGTTTTAATAAGTTCTGATGTTGAGGCAGTCATTTTTTGATAAACTGTAAGTTCTTTCATATCCCCACCTCTCTAATTAAATGAATTAAAAGCTTCTTCTTCAAAATAATCTTTTAACTCTTCTTCAAAGTATTCATCAATGCAGTCAATATCTAAGTAACTGATTAAATTTTTTAGCTTTTCCTTAAACTTTTTAACATCTGCAACTGTACCTCTAAAATAATCGTTATAAATTATATCAACAATTGCATTACTTAATTCTAACGGACTAGGTTCATATTCAATTGTTTCAGAGTCAAAATATTCTTCATCATTAATATCATCATAACAAATTGAACTTGTCCTTACATCATAACCAAAAACCATAATTTACCCCTTTTTTTTGCTTAAAATAAGCTATTATACTATCACCATGACATGGCACTAAATTATTTTTTTTACAAAACTGAATATATAGCTCTTTTTCAACGTTTTGTTCAAATGTCATTATAAACTCACTAAACATTTACAATTTTCCTCCATTTAATTCAAAAGCTATTTTTTCAGCTTCTACTTCACTATCTATATAATCAGTAGCAAATTCAAGATTATCTTTGCTAATAGGTTTTGTTATGTCTTTAACTCTACATACTGCAAATTTTACTTTTCCACACTTAACTTTTATAGTTACAGTCCATTTTTTCCATATCTTGTCACCATTAAAAGCAAAATGATAAATTATTCCTGAATTGGTTTTTTTATAATAATATTCCGCTTTAGCTAATTTTCTATCACTTATACTATTTATAAGCTTTCTTATTTCTTTTGAAACCGCATCTTTTGATACATTAAACTCTTTAGCAATTACAGAATAGACATCACGACTTAAATTAATTGGTGGACTTTTTTTCTTAACAATTTCAACTGCTCTAACTAAATAATCAATTGCAGATAATGATGGATAATCTACACTTGATAATAAAAAATTTCTAAAATACATATTTTTTTCTCCTTAAATTATTGATTTATTATAATTTAAGTGATAAAATAAATCTATAAAGTGTTTATTTATGCACTTAAATTATTTTGATTTAAGAGTTGTAATCTTCGTGGTAGTTGGAAGCAACTCTTTTTTCTTTTTCAAATCTGCTAATGTATTTCTCATAATCTTTTTTATGACAATGACCACCCCATTGAATAATATCACTAACAGAACGAATTGATTTTATGATTTTATATGCTTTATCTGTTCCACAACCAAAAATTACGCATATATCATAAATATTAAAAACTTCTTTTTTCATTACTTCTTCAAGTGTTTGTGATTTAGCCATTTATCTTACCTCCTTTAGTCCCTTAGTGGACTTTTTTTATTGCAAAACTTTTATTTTGATACACACTCTCGTGTGCATATAAATCTTGATTGTTATTTTTTTGCAGATATTTTTTATATCTTTAATTTTGAATCTTTTATTTTTAGGGAATTATTTATGCTAGGAAATTATAATGTGGTGTTATAGTTTCCTGTTTTTTTGTTTTTAAAATTAATTATATATGTTAACCAAACTTTTATTTTTTTTACCACAATTGTTTTTAATCAAGTCTATTTATATGCACACGGGAGTGTGTATCTAATGTTGTTTTCATCTCAACTTGCTTTATTTCCGTTATCGGAAATTATTTATTTTTCCTGCATTTTTCCAGCGATAAAACGTGCGTCTTGTTATTCCGTGGCTTTGACAAAATCTTTCAATAAAATTCCATGTATCATCAGGAACAAACAACGGACACTTTTTGACTACATAAGAGTCAATGTATCTCTTTTGTTCGATTCTAATTTTAACTGGTGTTGCCGTCCAACCATCAACCGGCTCAAATCTTTTCGACCAAGAACACCCACAAACTGCATTTTGACAGTCAAAACATAAGCTATTGTCCCATCTTGCCATATTCACCTCCCTATGCCCTTTTATTTATCAATTAAATCATCGATTTTGCAGTTAAATATTTCAGCTAGTTTTTTTAATGCATCAATAGATGGAACTGAATTGCTAGTTTCCCACATCGTTACAGTTGTTCTTTCAACACCTATTGAATTTGCTAATTCATTTTGTGTCATATTTTTTGACTTTCTTAGTTCTTTAATTTTCATTTTACCTCCTATTTGTCAAATATCTTGACATAACTATAATCCTTAAATTTTACAATGTCAAGCATTTTGACATATATTTTTAAAAATTTCTTGATAAATGTCAATTATTTTGACATAATAATATTAGAGGTGATTAAAATGTTAAAATTAAAGGAATTAAGACAAAGTTTAGGATTAACACAAAACAAAATTGCTGAACAATTAAATGTTTCTCGTTCTACTATTGCTATGTATGAAACAGGTGCTAGTGAACCAGATAATGAAACATTAACCAAATTAGCAGATATTTTTAATGTAACTATTGACTATCTTCTCGGAAGAGATGATTTACAACAAACAACGTCAAAAGGAGTAAAAATCCCAGTTCTTGGAACAATTCCAGCTGGAATACCTATTGAAGCAATTGAAGATATCTTGGATTATGAAGAGATAAGTGAAGATATGGCTAGAAAAGGAGAATATTTTGCTTTAAAGGTCAAAGGTGACTCAATGCTCCCTACTATTAAAGATGGTGATATTGTTATCATAAAACAGCAAGATGATGCCGATAGTGGCAAAATTTGTGTTGTAATGATTAATGGTTATGATGCAACATTAAAGGAAATAAAAAAAGACCCTGACAATCAAGGTCTTTGGGTTCTTCCACATAATCCTAATTCAGACTTTAAACCAACATTTTACTCTAATAAAGAAGTTTATAACACCCCTGTTCGTATACTCGGTGTCGCAGTAGAAATTAGAAGGAGTTTATAGAATGGATAAAAAAGATAAATATTTAATTGGAATTGGAATTTTTTTAATAATAACAGGATTTGCTTTATTATCTGAAGAAGAAATTGCAGCTACAATATTTCTTTTAATTTTAGGTGGAATATTGATATATATTGCTATTAAAAATTGGTTAAAAGAAAAAAATTTAAATGATGATATAATGATGAATCTAGCAGAAAATTATATTCAACAATATAACAATGCAATAAAGGAATTAGAACAAAATCTTCAAGATTCTATTGATGATATAATAATTCATGTATCTATACTTTCAGGTATACCTTTTGAAAAGATTAATAAGCAAAAAGCTATTGAAAAAATTCTTAATTTAGTCAAAAACTCTAGCCATGAAGCATTAAATAATAAAAAAGTTAATGAAGAAAAAATCTATAAAATAGTTTGGGATATTGCAAAAGAATCTAATCAACTAAAAGAAAATAAATTACAAAATTACGACCAAAATTCGAAAGAAAAAATTAAATTTATTCAAATATTAAATGAAACAGCTGAAAGAATAACTAAGCAATATAATATTACTATTTCAAATAATTCTATTGATTCAGCATCAACTTTAATTGCAGGTTATATTGATAAATTTATATTTTCAGAACCAACAATAAAACAAGATTATGAAATGAGCTTAATATTATTACTTTATGGGTTAAAGGAAGATAAAAATAAAGAAGAAATAATTAATCAATTAGGTAATGATTTTTTTGATTCATTAAATGAAAGTAATTCATTATTACTAAATGCTTATGAAAAATGTATTTTATCAAAAGAATTAAATCCTACCTCTTCAGAATTTACTAACCCTTTAAATAATTTTGAATACTATCTAAACATTTTTAAACAAAATTTTCATAAAATTAAAAAAGAAACTACAAATCAACCTATTTCAAGTTCTACTCCTATTAAAAAAGAATTTGAAAACAATTTAAAGATTAATGAATTCACTAATGAATTATTAAAAATTAAAAATTCTAAAGAAGAAAGTGGTATTGAAAAGTTAACAAATATTTACAATATTTCAACAAGAAACTTAAATTCAGATTTTAATGATTCTATTTTCGCTATCTTATTCCCTACAATTTCTCAACCTTGTATTGAAGATGATGGAAAAAATGTTCTAACTACTAATATATATACCTTTATGGATTTTATAATATTTTTATTTATTCAATATAGAATATACTTACATAAAGAAAATAATCGTGAATTAATAACTGTTTTTACAGATATATTTGAAGAACAATTAAAAAATACATTATTTCATTTTAACTTAATTAGTGAAGATGAATATGAAAAATTAACAAATAATCGTATGCTAAAATATGATGATATTATTTTAAGTAAACCTAATGATTTAGCTAATGCATTAAATTTTACATTAGAACAATATATTTTACACGATTTAAATGAAAAGCCTTATGATGATAATAATATTATCGTTAGTAATATTTTAGATTCAATGAATAATGTTGCTTTTATAAATCAACTATTTAATTTCATTATGAACAAGAGAGTCATTGCCTATTTAGATAATTATATTGAAATGTTTTATAAAATTAATAAATCTGATACTAATAATGTTGAACAATAAATCAAACTTCAAATCAATAAATAGATTTATAATTAGTTATAGGAGAAAATAATAATATGAGTAATATAAAACTATTTGAAGATAAAAAAATCAGAACCAGTTGGAACGAAGATGAAGAAGACTGGTATTTTTGTATGGTTGATGTTGTGGAAATTCTTACAGAAAGCAATGACCCAACTCAATATTTAAAAAGATTAAAAAGCAGAGATATAGAATTAAAATCTTACATAGGTACAAATTGTACCCAGGTAGAAATGATTGGTGAAAGCGGTAAAAAAAGAAAGGTATTAGCAGGAAATTCAAAAGATATTCTAAGACTCATTCAGTCAATACCCAGCAAAAAAGCTGAACCTTTTAAAATATGGCTTGCAGAAGTCGGAAGTCAAAGACTTGATGAAATTGCTGACCCACAAAAAGCAATGGATAGAGCTATTGAAACATATAGACAAAAAGGTTATCCAGAAGAGTGGATAACTCAAAGAATGATGACAATTAAAGTTAGAAAAGAACTAACTGATGAATGGCAAAATCGTGGTATAACAACTGAAAAAGATTATGCAATTTTAACTAATGAAATGACAAAGGCTTGGAGTGGTTTATCAGTTAAAGAATATAAAGACCTTAAAGGGCTTAAAAAAGAAAATTTAAGAGATAATATGACCGACCTTGAATTAACACTCAACCAGTTAGCAGAAGTTACCACGACTGCCCTATCAAAACAACACAAACCAAAAACATTTAAACAAAGCAAAGATATTGCCGTTCGTGGTGGAAATGTTGCAGGAAATGCAAAGAAAGACATTGAGCAACAACTTGGTCATAGTATAATTAGTTCTAAAAACTCTAATAATAAAACTCTACTTGTTGAAACAGATAAAAAATAGATAAAGGAGAAATATTATGCCTAGTTATGAATGTAGGGGCAAAAAAAAGCTTTGGTCCGTTCGTTTTGATATTACTAGTAACGGAGAAACCATAACTAAAAGATTAAGCGGCTTTGCTACAAAAAAAGAATCTCAACAAGCATATATTGAATTTATTACAAAATTTAATGAAGAACAAAAACTCTTACAACCATCTAAATCTATTTTAGAAAGAAAATTTGAAGATGTTTATTTTAATGAATACAAAAAATACAAACAAACAAAAATAAAAGATTCCTCTTTTTATGAGCTATCTCGCTGTTTTGAAAAATTAGTTCTTCCAGAGTTCCAAGGAATGAAAATTAAGGATATAAAGAAAATACATATTTTAAAATGGCAAGAATCATTAAATCAATATAGTTTTATGTATAAGAAAAAACTAAGAATGGTTCTAAACTCATTTTACAAGTACCTTTATTACTATCATGATGTTGATAATGTTGTAGCGAGAGTTGAACCATTTAAAAATAAAAATGAACATAAAGAAATGCTCATTTGGACACTTGATGAATTTAATAAATTTATTAACACTTTTGATGATAATGAATTAAATTTAAAAACATTTTTTACTCTTCTCTATTATACTGGTTGTAGACTAGGAGAAGCAACAGCTTTAAATTTTAATGATATAGATTTTAAAAATAAATTACTCAATATTACAAAAAGCATAACTTTAAAAGTTTATGATAAAACAAATAACCAAACATATAATGTTACATCTACAAAAAATACCTCAAGTAATAGAAAAATATTAATGCCTGAAATATTAATTAATAGTTTGAGAAATTATTTAGAAAAATTTCCCGAATTCAAAAATAGTGAATTTTTATTTGGAGGTTCTCGACCAATTGATGATCAATTAATATATAGAAGCAAAAATAAACATACTGAATTAGCTGAAATAAAAAATATAAGAATACATGATTTTAGACATAGTCATACAAGTTTATTAATTCAAAATGGTGCAAATATTGTTTTAGTCGCTAAAAGACTAGGTCATAAAAATACACAACAAACACTTAATACTTATGCTCATTTATTCCCAAATACTGAATCTGAGCTTATAGATATTTTAAATAAAATACCAATCTAA